CCGCGCAGGATTTTTTGGCTTTCCAATTGCCCTTGAGTTGGCTGTAGCCAGCAGCCAATAGTTCACTGCCCGCCTGCTAGGCGCTTTGAACGACAAACGCACGGCGGCGGCCATGCGTCATCCAGCGGCACGGCCTGCCTGGACTTGGCAACTCCCTGCAATGCCCTGCTTCTGTCGTCGACCTCCATATGACTGCGCTGGCCGAGACTGCTGCGCAGCTGGCTGCTTCCGCGTCCGCTGCGAGCTCGGGTTTTCCTACAGCCCACCATGTGCACGACACCCGCACACGGAAGTGGGTAGTGACGATTCAGCTTGCCCCCTGTAATATCCACTATGTCAGCGAGGCCTTTAGTCAGTTTTGGGTAACACCGGGACTAAGGACCGTTACAAATCAACGCTTAACCGGGGGTGCACTGTCGCCGATAGGCTGACTACCATCCCCGATGAAAAGATAGAAAAACCAAGCCCGCCAAGCACTTATGCTCGGTGGGCTTTTTCGTTCCATGGCACCAACCGGGCCTGATTGGGCATGTTTTGGCAGCAACTGGTCAGCTTTTTGGTCAGCTTATGAAGAATGCCCTCAAGTCAGAAGCCCTATGCAATCACGACAATGGCGATGACATAGCGATTGCCCCTCACTAAGTCGTAAGCCCCCTCCCCCTGCACGCGCGCGTGCTCAATGTATAGACTCGTCCACTTCAAGGACGCAGGGGGGGGCTACGATGGCTCGGGAGACCAAACTAGGCGACATAGTCAGTTGGAATTTAAGTTTGACTCAGTTGCGCGAGCAGCAACGGTGTATCAGACCAGGGTTTTTCATGCCCTATCACTTCGTGACAATGGCTTTGTTACTCAAAGAGCAAGGCGCGGGCCAGATTCACCTCCCCCCCGATATCGTAGAGTACGCGGCAAAGTTGCGACTCTGGGAGGCTATCGGACTCACCAGCCCCATTCCCTTCCCCGAGAACAGACCTAGCGGAAGCCGGTATCACGAGCTGACGCGCCTAGTTGATCTCGGATGCGTCGACACTGTGGCTAGCGCTTTAGCGAAAATGTTGACAGAGTCCGCGACAAATGATAGCACTGATCTTAAGGAAAGCTTATTCATCATGCTCTCCGAGCTGCTTGGGAACTGCTACCACCATGCGCGAGCCAGCGATGGCTTACATGGCATCGCATGCGCTCAGACGTGGTACCGAGACGCGCGTGCGCAGTTTGCAATCGCTGACTCAGGAATAGGCATCAGAAAGAGCCTGGAAGAAAGTAAAGATTTGGTTAAACGACTAAGCAAACAGAACGCCTGCGCCCTTGCTTGCGAGCTCGGGATTTCGAGCAAGCTCGGAAGGGGGCATGCCGGCTATGGGCTTGCCATCGCCTATGACATGGCGATGCAAACTGCGAACTCGATGCTGTTTGTTCAGTCTTGCGATGAAGCGGTTTTGATAGAAAATGGCAAAGTGATGGAAATTTCAGGATTTGATTACGCACTTCCCGGTACGTTGATCGTGTTCGAATGGGATCTCAAGAAGCCGTTAGATCTCGCCAATGTCTACGCGAAATGGCCAAACGCAACCAGCGAGAGTGAAACCGATGCCTTCTTTAACTAAATTTCAAGTCCATTCGGTCTGCCCTAATACAACCACACGTCCTAACGGAATGCAGGCCAGGAACCTACTGAAACGCGAGCTGTCTTCTTACAACATGGTTGAAGTTGACATGGACCGTGTTGTGCTGACGCCCTCGTTTGCTGACGAGTTCCTAGGTGTTCTACTAGTTGAAATCGGCGAAGGAGCGTTCAGGAGCTCCATACGTATTGTTAATGTTCAAGGGCCGTCAAGAATTCTATTGCAACAGGTTCTCGCCAGACGCGCATCGAAGCCTTTTGCGGATGTTAGTGCACACGACTCCCTCCACACAGTGACGACTCATTAGATTGGCAGAAAAAAAATATTCCCAGCCTTTGCCCTAAATTGCACCTGACAGGGCCCTTGTGCCTCCGCACGACGAGAGGCTTGGCGCCGAACTGCTACATCCAAGGACAGCCGCCATTGCTAAAATCCCGCCGAGTAATTTTGCTCGGCGGGATTTTTTTTTCACGTCGCTCGCCGCGTGGAAGAACTCCAGTCCATAGCCACACAGCCACCCAGTGCCTGTCTTCAGCCCCAGCCCAGCCGCGCCCACCGCGCTGTCAGGGCGGTACTGGATAGAGTCAGCGACCACCCAGCCTTTTCTTTAAGCCTTCGATCCGAGATTTCAATGCACGAGCCCTCTCATCAGGACGCCGCAACTGCATTGCCTTCTCATGCAGCTCGTGAGCCACGCCGAAGCACGAAAACCAAGTCACGCCAAAGAAAGCCATCATTGCCTGCCTAATGACGGGCGATTGAATTTGATAGACCAAAAACGCAATCAAAATCAACATCATCACCAAGACGATGATCAAGAAGAGGCCAGACCAGAAGAAAGCCGAGGCAACATTCTGATTGCTTGCCCTTAGTTCATGCATCTCCAAATCCTGCTCTAGCTTTGCCAGCTTGAGGGAGTTCCCGCGCAGAGTTCGGTCTTGCCACCAAGCTAGGCAGTACTGCCTGATGTCGGAGCCAAAGACTGAAATCAGGGCACCAGCACAGAACAAGGCCGCGGATACCCCTACGCCCAACCAAAATTCCTGACTCACCTTAGCCCCCTGGCTTAAAAAATAGTCACTCAATGCGTTGCACGTTTCTACCAACCAATCCCTGCAACGAAACGTTGCTCAGCCACACCACTGCCTCTCACAAGGCACTCCATCGCCGTCCCCATCCATCTTGGTGTTGGGGCAGTGTTGGATGAAGTACGTCGCTTCAGCACACGACCGCATCTCAGAGCAGTGGGTTCGTCCATCGCACTTGTAACGCTCGGCGGCAGGAGCTGTGGCTTGCGCGGCAGCCGGCGTCTGGCTGAATTGATTGGCGGCCGGTCGGACCTTGCCGTACCCGTACCAGGCCGCGACACAAATCACAGCCAACACCAGAAGTTTCCTCATCGCCCTATTCCTTGGCAGTCAGCTTCCGATCGTATTCTGAACCGGAAGGGGCTACAACCAGCACCGTCAGAATTCCCCTACCTGCAACCAAGGGCATCCCGCATAGATCGCAGGCGGCTCTGGCGCGAGCATTGCCCTACCCCACCCTTTGGCACTGCCATGAGCTATGAAAGCTTACGCAACCAATTCGACAGCCTTGCCTACGACATAGCGGTCAAAGGAACACATCTTCGCCCCCAGGAGCGCATCGACAAGCTAAACCAGCTGCGGGCGCTGACAGGAACGATAATGAAACAAGTCCATGGAGCCGATAACGAGGTGCAGGTCATTTGCAGCCTCCACGCGGTCATACGCCGGGCGTATGCGCAGATCAGCGCTTTCGAGCAGCGCGACTGCCTGCTCTCAAAGAAGCACCTGCCGAGTCCTGCGTAAGAAACTGTGGACCTCGTGCTCCGTAGCCTCGTCGACCATGTAGATAGGCCTCATGCCATTCGGGCAAGGGAGTCGAGGCGAGGTCCCGAACAGCCGGCAGATCAATGGCCGCTCCGCGTACACCTCACAGCCATTGCTGCCCAGGTATGGGCAGCTGAGCTCGGACAATGCACGCTCATGCTCGTCAGCGCTTTTGACTGGCAGCCTGGCAACTTCCTCAGGCGAAGCAGTCACCGGGCCACAGCAATCGTGACAGCCAACTACGCACCTGAAGGTGGGAATTTGCTCTCGCAGCGAGTCTATAACGTCGGTGTTTGTGTACGGCACAGCCCATTATAGAGCTCGCCACCTCATGCCACAGAGCCCACCTACACTGGGACCTAGCGTGTGCACTCTGCTTACCAATATTTTGGAACTCCGCGCTCAGTTCGTACCACATCAGAGCGAGTGCATGCACGGCGAGCCTTGGGTCGCCGCCAACGCGGTGATAGGATGAGAAGCCGAAATGGCGATCAGCTCGAAAGGCGACTCGCAGCGGAGGAATCCGCATCCCGAAACCGAAAGTTTGGAGTCATACCTCGTGACCAATACACCGCAGTATTCTACTTTGCTCCACTGCCTGTACGACCAACCGGAACCAGTTGGCAACCTCGGCCGTGGCACGCATTACTCGATATTCCGCTGTGTCGAACGACTGAATGTCGAGCTCAAGCCTGCAACTCCTCCTCACGTTCATGACTTCGCTGTCATCTGGGATGAGGACCACGACAGGCGGGTAATCACTGTCATTGAAGCTCTCTACATGGCGGATCTGCTGGCGCCAGTACAGTTCATAGGCGAGCGAAAAGCATTCTTAACGATAATCATCGCTGCCCGCACTTGGTCTTACGGGATTACTCTTGAGGAGTATCAGAAACGAGCTGAAGCAGTCGTTCTGGCAGCCCTGAACAACCAAGATTATTGGAACGTTGAGGTTGGAATTTTTGATCGATCTGAGGGAAGCCCGCATCAACGCGACACGATGAGCATCATCGCAGCCCCATATTTCCAGGTTTCTTCGTACATGGTCGCGATCGATGCAATGTGGAGTCTTGGAACGAAACCTTTCGCACCTAAGCTGCGAGACCTCGAAGCGGAGCAGCGGGGCCTTGAAGCCCATTGGGCGGCCTCTCCCCCCTTGCCTATCGTGCCGGCACCCGATTCCTCCAGTGCTCCCTAAAAGCGCAGCCCGAATCCAGTGAATCTCGCTCTGGCGGGCAAAGCCCGCCAGAGCCATCGTCATCAGGTCAAATCAGGAAGGCCTAGCTGGGCCCGAATCAGCGTGGCCACCACCTGCGTCGAGCGCGCATTTGCCAGCATATCCCTGGTGATCTGGTCGAACTGCTGCGTCACTCCAGGAGAGGCTGTGCAACCGCTCTTCCGGAACTCTGCATAGAGCACAACATGCTCATCGTTCAAGAACTTTTCCATTGTTACTTCATCAGTAGCGCGGCAATGTTGCTCGCCATGAGCAATGCCTTGAGCTCCTTGCCCACGCGGTTGCAGCCGCGAAACCACAGACGGCGGCGCGTCCCTGCCTTCCAACGAGAGAATAAGGGCACGCTTCCTTTGCTTTTCCTTGTCCAAAACCAACCCCTGTAACAACGCCGGCGGATTGCCGACGCTTCGAAGTTGCACCTGTCCAAGGTCGGCACATTGGGGGGCAAGAAACTTGCATTTCCTCGCATGTCCTTACTCCGCCGGCCCAACCCTTTCCTTTAGACGAGCCGCCAATTTCGGATTGATGACGATGCCCGCTTCGGCCTTCGCGCTGTACCTGGCCCGGGACTTCAAAGAAGCCCGGATGCTGTCTGACGAGATGGCGAGCTCCGGGTTCGCCTTGTTGAACGCACGGACCTTCTCCATGACCTCGCCACGATCGGCAGCGTCACCATTTCGGATGACCATGGCGTAGGCATTCATCAGGCTCTGGCGGCGCCTGGTGATGTGCTCCTCGTAGTTCTTCAGCGCGCGGTTGCGTTCATACCGCTCCGCCACCTCCGCTGGACTGAAGCCAGCACCCTGCAGCAGGACCTGCCACGGACTGACATCCTCGAGCACCGGATCACCACGTAAGGTATTGACCCCCTGCGTTGCGTACCGCCCGGCCTTGATCATGTCCTTCAAGCCCTTGGGCAACATGGTCTCTACGCCACGCATGGTGTGGCCCTCTCCGACCTGCTGAGTACCCACAAGGACGTTCTTAAGCACGCCGCCCATCGGGCCTGCTGCCTGCTCGAGCAGATGGTTGAACAGTCCCCGCCCCTCGAGCTCGCGGTCTGCGTCACGGATCCACAGCGAGTCCAGCCCGACACGGCCGGCAATGTTGGCCCCGGTGAGTTTGTTGACCGGCCCCCGCAGCAGAACCTCGGCGCCGCTGGGGCCCAGTGCCTCGGCGAGGAATGCTCGGAACTCCGTCTCAGCGTCCCAAGGCTCGTCGTCGTCACCGAACGCGGACTGCAGGGCGTTGAGGGTACCCATGGCCACGCCCATCATCGGCAAGCCCAGGGCGCCCGAGAACAGGGCGCTCATGCCCATAACGCCGGCCAAGTTCCGCCGGGCAATCTGGCGTACCTCCGGGCTCTGGCCCTTGGTTGCCTGCCAGACCATCCGGCCGAGCGCCCACGACATGTTCAGGCTGTACTGCCGGAACATCAGCAGCACCTTGGCGGTACCGCTCTGCATGAACCGCGCACGATTGGCATTGCTGTAGTCGAAGTGGGTGTCGAAGATGGTGTCCTGGGCGAACTTGACCGCCTCGTCGAAGCCGGCGCCACCATCCTTGGCCAGGCGGTAGGCGGCCATGCCCGTCGCCTCACGATTCACCACCTCGGTCTTGTGGAAGCCCCAGCCGATGATCTCCATGGCCTTGGACCAAGCCGGGTTGTAACCGGTCATGCCGCCCTCAGCGATACCTGCCAGGTTGTGCGCTTGGGTTTTGTCGATCGCGCCAGAGGCCTGCAGCGCCTGATAGGCCTTGACCTCGTCTGGGTCGGTCAGCGTCTTCTGGATATTGCCCATAGTCCGCACTGCATCCCGACTGGCAGCCAGCAGGTAATTCATAGCCTTCACGGGGCCATGGCGCGCCGCCAGGAACGGATAGCTGACCAAGGCGGTCTGGCTGAGGTTGACCAGCGCCGCCGCCGGCGTGGCGCCCAAGTAGTACACGAACCCAAAGGACGACACCATGTTGGTCAGGGCGCTGTCGGTCGGATTCATGATCCAGTCGTGCCGGCGCTTCAGCTCTTCGATGATCGTGTCACCTGCCACGATCCGGCGAACATCAGCGCCATCTTCCTTCCGCGCCTCGTCCTGCTGCTTCTGGATAAGGTCGAGGACGCCCTGCAGCTTGTGCGAATACCGCAGACGGGCCAACTGGTGGGACCCGTGGTGCATGTTGTACGCGAAGGCCCACACGGCATCAGGGTCAAAGCCGGGAATGCCTTTGCGATGGATGCTGTGCTTTCGCATCGAGAGCTCTGGCAGCGCCTCGAGATACAACTGGTAGATCTCGTCCTGCACCTTGTCGGAGACGTGCGACTGCCGCAGCTGCTGAATCACATCGGCAACGAAGGTCCCTGACGGGGCGTCTTTGGCCAGAACCTTGTCGCCCTTCTTCCCGTGTGCGGTGATCGTCCAGCCCTTGGCCTTCAGGTCATTCACAGCCCGCTCGAGCTCGTTGAGGGTCTGGAACATCATGAAGGTGTTGGTGTCGTCCTTCTCAGCAGAAACGTAGTGCTGGCCGAAGCGCTGCAGGGGGAAGTACACGCCCTGCAGGCGCGCGGACTCGAACTGCTCGCGCATCCGCTGCACCAGCTTCCGCCGCTGGGCCTCCGACACACCGTCGCCCGAAAGATCCTCAATCCGCTGAGCCAGTGCTTCCTCCATTGCATCGGAGCGCTGGCGATATGCGTCGCGGAACTGCTTGTAGATGCTCTGGGCTTCGGGTGACAGCTGGTTCCACCGGTCAACCAACGGTGCGTACTGCTTCTGGCGCCGCGGCTCAGCGTAGCCCATGGCTTCCAGCGCCTTGATCTCGTTGATCATGTTGACCTTGCTATCGCCCGATCGCTCTTTCATCTGCTGCTTCTTCACAGCGATAGCGTGCTTGATGTTCTTCTTCGTGACCTGAAACTGGCCCGACTGCCCTGGCATCTTGAACATGAGCGGCTGGTAGGCCTTGGACGGGTCCACGCCGTCAACCGTGGCATCGTGCATCAGGTCAAACAGCTGCTGCGCTTCTGCCTTGTTCTTGCCCACCCACTTTCGGGCCGCCTCGGCCACGACCTCAGCCTCGCCTTGCAGCTGATTCCGGTCGGCCTGCATTTTGGCCAGATAGTCGGAATAGTGGTTGATGTTCTGGAAATAGTCCGCGCCCAGCTCAGTGAGGTGTCGCGTTGCAAGGGCACCCAGCCAGGTGGGGCGCTTGGCATCCTTCAGCTTCTTGGGCGTCATACCCGCCAGCAGCTGCTTGGCGCGAGCCAGGAGGCCTTCCCCCTGCAGCCCCTTCTGGATTGCATCGATGTCATCCAGAGCATCAGATGCCGGGAGGCTGAACAGACGCCGCTCAGGGTCGGCGGCCCCGGCACTCTCCTGCTGGACAATGTCCTGCTCCCGCAGTACCGTTCGCGTCGAAGAACCCTGATCTGGTGAACCACTACCGGGCTTATAGAGCCGGCTAAGTCGTACCAGTTCGGGGTTTTTCGTTTCCGACACATAGCGCAACAGGCCCTCTTGGGCCCATTTTGCGAACGTCGCGTCACCAAAGTCCTTGCCGTAGGCGCTGGCCACACGATTGACCTCCAGCGCGCGGCCCTCACTCACTTTCATGTGTAGGGCGGCCAGTACCGGGCGGCCGTCTGCGTCCTGTGCCTCAAGGACGACAGCGAGGCTGCCGGCCTCAGTCCTGGAATCAAACACAGCCACCGGGTCGGCGAGCAGTTCGGGCAGGCGCCGCATTACATCCTGGGGGACGTTGTGCTTCACGCCGTTGGTCGCCTTCCGCACTGTGTCGCGGCGGATCGTGATGGGCAGATCAGGGGCACCCAGGGCGCGCAGCACTGCTGGTGTGCGGCCCACAGGGATCGGCGGCACAACGGTACGCATGCTGTTTACGATCTTGTCGAACTCGGCCCGGTACGCCGTAGCCTCCTCCGGGTCGGGGCGCAGCGCCGCACCGGTATCAGATTGCGAGAAGGCATAAGCCTGGACCGTTGACTGCCGCTCGCCCGCGTTGCGACCTACACGCAGGAACCCGTCTGCCTGGCTGAGCAGATCTCGCACGTCGCTTTCTGACCACTGCAGCGACGGCATCAGTCGGCGCAGGAAGCGGCGAACCGCAGCGACAACCCGGCTGGTGAAGCTGTTGCGGATCCCGCGCTCAGCCATCACCGCAATGGCCTCCTTGGCGAAGGTTTCCCGGTCCACGGTGCCGTAACGCTTGGCGACCGAGTCCAGCACCGATTGCAGCGCCACAGACCCACTGCCGGTACTGGCTAGGTTATCGATCGCATCAACGATTTGCCCCCACTCGGCCTTTCCGACAACGCTCTCAACGCCGTAATGGCCGATGGCTTCGTGTGCCAGGACCTGCCCGAACCGGGCTTCGTTGGTGATTGCACCGGCATTGATCCAGACGGTCGGACTGCCGTTATAAAGACCCTCAGCGCGCCGATAGGCCGGATCCACCTTGGCGGACGCGGGGAAGTCTTCTGCGGTGCGAACCACGACCACGTTAGGGGCGTTTTCGCCCCACTTCGCCGTCAGCTCGGTCTTCAGCTGCAGCGCGCGATCAAAGGTCAGGCCCGGGCCGCTATCGCCACGGGAAAAACGAATATCCGGGTTGGTCAGCTCAAAGGTGCCCCGATTTTCGGTGGCCGACTTGATCTGCTCGGGCCGGAACGCAATCCACGTCTTCGCCTCGGGGATCTGGATCCCGTCGAACCCCTGCCGCTGCAGATACGACTGGAATGCCGCCGACGCCTCTGGAGTATCCAAGGACTGCGCCTCCTCGAGCGGCATCACGTAAGGGTTCTCAACCCGTAGGTGCGCGTCGATCACCCTTTCGTCCGCCGGCACACCATCGCTCGCGTTCTCGGCGTAACGCTTGGCCAAGCTCTGATCGGTAGTGAAGAAATGACCCAGCGGCGCAGTGGCGTGCCCAGTGGCTTGGCCTGAACGGTGCTTGCTGAAGGTCGAGAACTCCTCTGCAGTGCCGTGGAAAACTACCTGCGGGCGACCCGCCGTACCCACCACCTGTGACTTGGCAAACCATCGTTTGAAGGCAGGAGAATCCACCGGATCCGCTGGCAGCGAGAACAACCGAACGCTGCCATCGGGCATATGCTCGCTCTCAACGGTCTGGAAGAACTCGTCGAATGCCGCGCGCAGTGCCGGCGACTCCTCAGCCGATGGATAGGGATAGGAGCGCTTCCCTGCCACACCTGTGGCCACCGCCCTCATACCCTCGAATGCCTCCTCGGCGACCACGTTCGCCAGGTAATCGTTTGCCTGCCCCTGATCGGCGAGCTTGTCGATGACATAGCTCTCAAAGGCGCGAGCGGCCATCTCCGGGGGAGTCGTCCAATATGGTGTCGATCGCACCCGATCGAGCTCGGCGCTTCTTTCCGCCATGCCGCTGGCGTCGATCGAGCGGCGCAGTGCATCAAATGCCCCTGCCATCTCGGGACGAATGCCTTGGGCACCATCGCGACCTTTCGCGCGGGGGTTATCCGTCACCATGCCCTGGCTGTCACCACGCATGCGTGCGAAGTAGTTGTCGAGGCCGTGGAACCACTCGTGGGCCAAGCTGCCGGCGCCATTTGCCTTGGTCAGGTTGATCACCACTGTGCCGCGCTCGAAGTGAGCCGCCGCCGCGCGCTTGCCGCCTCTGCCGCGTGCTCCGAAGGCCAAGCCCAAGGTCCCATTGAGGGACAGCGCGCGCGGCTCGATACCCAGGACGCCCGCAAGGTCGAGCAAGCCATCATAGGCATCGTTGAGATCCCGCTGCCTGCGGCCGTCTTCGACATAGTTGCCAAACTGCACGCCGCGAAAGCCGAATGCCTCGCTGAACTGCGCTGGCGTCACATCGGCGCCGGCGCGGTGATCAATGCCGACCCGCGGCTCATTCGCGTCGCGCCGCTCGGCCGGGATGTCCTTGAGCTGCTCGAGCTTCTTCTCCAGGTCCTGCTGGTGTTCGGCTCGGTAGGTGCGCGCCTCCTTGATGCTATCGAAGCTCTCGAGCTCCACGTACTCGCGGCCGATCTTCTTGGCCACGGCGAACCGGGGCTCGGACTCGGATCCTGCAACTGAGCTGCGCAGCGAAATGATGTCGAAGCGCGTGGGCGCCTTCCCTTCGCTTGCAGCCGCGCTCGTGGCCGCCTGCAGCGCCTTGAAGGCCTCGATCGCGGCTTCTTTGGTGTCGCCTTCGGCGAGTGTCTTCGGCCAACTCTTGCCGGCCGAGCGGGATTCCACTGTGTAAACCGTACGAGGCGGGTTGTATCGCTCTCCGCCGTACACGGTGTACTCGCCAGACCGCAGCGTGATCCCCTTCAGGCTATTGGCGTGGCCCACAGCCTGGTAGAGATCCATCCGACCCTGCAGTTTGGCCGCCACCCCGGGGTGCTGGGCCATCAGCTCCCTGAGTTTCTCCGCGTCAACTCTGCCATCCAACAAACGAGCCGCCGCGTCGCGCAGCACTTCAACCTGCCCTGCCCAGCCCTTGAGCTTCCATGCAGCGGACGGACGGTTCGGGATCTCATCTCGCGCGGCCCGGACCCACGCAACCGAGAAGGGCTCAGCACCGGAATCCAGCAACTTCTGATAGTCCGGCTCTGGCCAGGACTTCGAGAGCGGCGTTGTGGCCAGATCCAGTTCGTACGCCTGCCGCATGCGCTCTGCGTAGGCCGCGGCATAGTGCTTGCGCGCGCCATGGAGGGTCTCGCCAAAATCTTCGATTGCTGCCGCGTCGATCTTGGGCTTTGCCTCAGCTCCTGCCACCGGCTCTGCAGTTGCAGCCACGGCCGAGACTCGATCGATGCCGACCCACCCGGTACCGCGGCCGTCCGGCTTCGCATCATCTGCGGCAACCTTGAATGCCGTTCCACCGTAGGCAGGGGCTGCGTCGACTTCGATCTCCATCACTGATGCTTCGTACGGATCGCGTTGCGGACCCTTGCCGCTGGGTGCCACCATGACGCGATCGCCCACCTTTATGCCGTTGGGGGCCACATCTGCCGCGCGCGGCTTTCTCGTTTTTGGTTCCTGCACATCCGGTGCCGACTTTGCCGCGGGCGCCCGTCGCGGCTTCATTTCCGGTTTGCCAAGTACCTCTGCCAGATCCCGCGGCGCCGGCGACGTCGAGTGCCAGCGCGCGTCCTCGTCCTTTACAAAGTTGCCGTCCTTGTCGACCCGCTGAACCTTGACGCTCCAACGCCCGTGTTTGTCGACGCTGGGCTTGAACTCGAGCACCTTGTCCAGCAGCCCTGCATAGCCCTTCACAACGCGCCCAGGTTGGAAGTACGCGCCCAAGGTGCCTAGATCATCTCGATCGTACTCGGGAGATCCGCCGATCTTGCGGACACGCGGCGTGTAGGTGGCGGCAGCTTGGGGAGCTGGGGCTGGGGCTGCGAGGACTTCAGCAGGGGCTGGGGCCGGTACCGCGGGCGGGCGCGGCGATCGCGTGACGCGGCGCGTTGTCTTCTTCGGATCACGGACCCATGCCTTGAACTCGTCCTGCGTCATCTGCTTGATGCCGCCAAGGCCGGTCCAACCCTTCGAGTAGTTGTCCAGGTAAGTCGAGCGCGCCTCAGCCTCTGTGGCCGTACCCATCACGACTTTGTGCTCGTCGAAACTGCCGTCCTTGTTCACCTGGTCGACCACGAACACTGGCAGCTGTGGATCTTCAGCTTGGTCCGTCATGAACACGTCGACGTGATCCTTGTCTTTGCCGACAGTGCCCTTGATGTAGCCGTAGTGGTTTTTTAGCGCTGGCCACTCCGGACTGCGCTTGCTGCCGGCGGGGTTCTCAATGCTGATGTCGTGCCCGTTGATGCGGCGATGGCCCTTCTTGTAGTTCCCCGCCTCCTTCTGGGCATCGGTTGGCTCGGGCAGCTCATTTGTGGGGCTGGTGGCAGCTTCGGCTGCAGCGCCCGCCAGATCCGCCGCCGGCGAGTTGACTGCCGGAACGATCTCGGCGACGCCAGCTTCAGCGCCGGCCGCGGATTGAGTGGCAGAAGCAATTTCCCCTCCCGGAGCCTCCCCGGATCCGCGGGGTGCGAGCCGCGCATCACGCGCGGACTTCCACTGGTCAAACTCGGCTTTTCCTTCAGCCGTGGACCGCGACGGAATGCCCAACGTTGCGCGGACCTGCACTACGAAACTGCCACGGTCCTCCAAGGGCATGAACGAGAGACGATCTCCCAAGGTGGCCTGCACCTCGCGTGCCGTTCTGCCCTCGGCAAACAGCTGCTCGATTTCACCGGTGAGGCGATGGCGATCAGAACTATCGCGCGACGCCTGTGCATTCTGGTTATTCCAACCGGCCTCCGCGCCCACGGCAACACGGGTCAATTCGCCTTCGGTTGCGGCCGCTACCCCTCCCGAACCCTCCCGAACACCGTCAGCGCGCTGTTCTACCGCTGGCAACGCGGGCGGCACCACTTCCGGTGTAGCCAAGGCATCGACGGAGTCAGCGATGGGTGCGGGAGCGTCCTGCGATGCGGCAGGAGGTTCAACGCTGAGTTCTGGCTTTGCGGCCCGTCGCTCGGTCGCGGCGGTCTGAATCTGATCCCGCAGCTTGGTCTCGAAGTCAGCAGTACCCGCCTCAGTACCGACGCCCTGCGCTGCGCCAGCAACCTGCTCTGGCACAGCGGCACTTGTAATGCCTCGCTTGCGCTCGGCCTTCACCTTCGAAAGCGACGGGGCTACCGCCGCGCGGCCCAAACCGTATTGATCGCGCATCGCCTTGATTGCAGCTTCGCCACTGATGCCACCACCGTTGCCGGCCTGGTAGTTGAGGTTCGCGTGCAGCAGCTGCTCGATGTCGTTGGTGGTCGGCGCGCGCGTTTGCTCGCCGGTTTCCACGTCAACCCAGGGCGGAGCAATGGTGGGCGTCGTTGGCGCTGTCGGCGGTGCAAGGAGACTGCCCTGCTCGAGACCACCCTCGCCGATCGGCGCCGAGCTTGCGTCCGCTGGCGGAATGACCGATGCCGGCACAGCCGCCGGAGCACGAGCTCCAGCCGTCAGGTTGGCGGCCTCGGACAAGCTGCCTGGCGCTGCTTCAGGGAACGGAACGCTCGCCTGTGGCCGCGGAGCAATTGGCGCCTGCTGGTTCAAGCTGTCGGCGCCGGCACGCAGACCGGGAACAGCGTTGGGGTTGGGTACCGGCAAGGCCGGCTCACCGGTGACGCGAGGATCTAGACCGCGCTGTTCCGGGGTGAGCACCGTTCCGCCGGGCGTAACCACGTTGACGCCATAAGGCGCCTGGCCATCAGATGGGGGCAGCGCCAGCTGCTGTGGTGGCAGCTCCGGGGGCGGCATCGTCGGGGGCTGTGGGCGCGGAGCGATAGGCTGCTGGTCGCCGCCGCGGCTGGCGATCGCGCCGCCTGCGGCCATACCACCACCCAACACCGCGCCCAACGCAGCGCCGGTACCGGCGGCTTCAGGCACACCCTCCCAGGCAGATTGATTCGGATCTATCTGACGCTGTCCGATATTGCCGGCGAACTGGGAACCACCTTCTTGGATGGTTTCCTCAACCGTTTCTTTGGCCGCGCCCTGGAGCATGGCCATGGGCCGGCGCGGAAGGCCACGCGTAAACACATCTGCCTCAAACGGCGCTGCGAAACGGCCAGCAACTGCCGCGATCGGCGCGGTGATTGCCTGAGCCTGCATTGAGGCGCCCCGCGCCATCGTCTCCTTGGCTGTAACCGGCGCCACCCCACTGGCGATCATGCGCTGGTACTCGGGATTCGCATCCCAGACAGATTGAGGCTGGGATAGAGCCTGCTGGTATGTCTGCTGACCAGCAGAGCCCGTCTCCATCAAGGTAGTGAGGCCTGTTGCAGCAGTGGTCGCAGCCTTTCGCCCTGCTGCGGTCGCCACAGCACCGGCAGCCTCCTCGCCTAATCCCTTAGCAACAGCTCCAGCCAACGCCCGCTGCCCAGCGCGCGCGGCAGCGAACCGAGTACCGCCACCCAAGGTGGCGAGATTGGGGACCTGCTCCGCGACGAAGTTCCCAAGCAACGCTGGGGAGGTCAGAACCTTCTTTGCACTACCGAAGAAGCCCTCCGTTTCAGCCAGTTCCTGCTTTTCGTTCTTCAGCGCGTCCGACTGCTGATCACCGATCCAATCACTGGCAGCTTTTACGCCAGCCGACAGCGAGGCATCCTCTGTACCGGCAGCGTGCCCAAGCATCGCTTCAGCTGGCGTGCGGGGGATCTGGGCAGCCAGTTGGGTCATACCGGCCACGCCCATACGATCCAGTACTCGAAGGCCTTGCCTAGCGAGATTGGTGGGCCGGGAGGTGATCTTGCTCTCTATCACCCCGCCAAGGATGTTGATCACACCGTTAGCCACGCCCAGGAGCGAATCGCCGGCAGTTTGTCCCCAAGAGCGCTCGGGACGCTTGGCCACCGGCGGGGTTGAAGGAGCAGGTGAAGCCTGCGGCCGCGCCGCATACTGGCTGAATGGATTGGTCGGACGTGCAGGAGAACCTGCAGCAGACGCTGGATCAGAGCGCTCTCTGTACCTGTCGAATATGTTGTCAGCCATTTCTTACTGCCTCAGATAGCGAGCTGCTGCGCCTTGACCAAACACTTCATCGAACTGCTGGCTGGCGCCGGGATTTGCGCGGAGCGCAGACACGGCTTCTGCCGGCGGCGCGGGAGACTGATTGGTGCCTCTCAGGCCGGAATAGAGCGGATCAGCGTCGAGTGCGGCAACTGAGGCAGCTTTCTCCTCAGCGCTCCCCATGCCGCTTGTGATCGCGTTGTATCGATCCGTGTAGGACTTCAGGCGCTCACCGTCCGTCAGCTCTCCGGTCTGCCTCGGAGCCTGTGGCGCACGTACCGCAGCGCCGTCAGCACCGGTCACCGGCCGCCAGCCACCATCCGGGCCGATGATCCCCATGCTGCCGTCAGCCGATACGCTGACCTCAGGACGACGCGCAAGGCGGGAGATCTCCAAGCTGGTATCGCGTCCGGCGGCGTTATCGGCCATTTGGGCGTTCACCTTGGAAGCTTCCAATTGGCGGTTGGCTGCGTTTTCTGCGCTTACGGCGTTCGTCTGCAGCGAGGTGAGATCTGCCTGGTCCTGCGTCCTCAGGGTCTGCATGCGCTCATCGCGCAGAGCACCGGCCTCGCCAAGAATCGCCTGAGCTACAGCAGCTCGGCTGCTTGGACTTCCCTTCAGGCTCGCACTGCCCATCGCCCGGGTGAGCTTATCGACCAACGTGTCGTTGGGATTCTGAATCACGGCGCCTTGGCGCCCACGGATAGCTTGGGCCGGTGCGGGACGTGGCGCCACGATTGCAGCGGGTGCAACCGCTGCGGCATTGGCTACCGGTCGAGCTGCAGACAGCGTTCCTGCTGCCGGCGCTGCAGACGGCGAACCCAACTGTCCGCCATCGACCATCGAACCCGTCGTAACACGCCGATCCCCTCCCGTACCGAAGTTGGCATTAGCCAGTTGCACACCCTGCGCCAGTCCTGCGGCGCTATCGCTATAGACCGAGTTGCCGGCGGCGTCCACGGTGCGTTGAATACGGCCTGCTGCAGCTGCTGCGCCTGGCGCTGCTTGGCTCGGGGCGCCAGGGAGAACGCGGCTGGTAACATCAGCGAAATCGGACCCGCGAGCAACTGGGGCGCCGGGGGAGGAGCCGGGCAACACGCGGCTGGTTACGTCAGCGAAACTGGGTACCGGAGTTGCTGCGACCGCAGCTGGCGTGCCAGCCGAGGGTAGGCTCACCGGCTGGCCAGCGTCGGCCGCTGGTTGCTCGCCAGCGAAGGCGCGGCTTACATCTCGCGCAAAACCCAGCGAACTCCTGATTGGCGCAGTTCCAGCAGTTACCGCAGACCCGACTGCGCTCGCAGCTCTCTGTTGGCCTGCACCCAGCGTAGCCCGAGCACCATCAAACGCCGAGCGCAGCCTTGTGCCAACTACTGTCCCGGGAGCCGGTCGGGGTGCAACGATGCCTTGAGTGCGGGCCGCTGCAGGGGCGACAGCCGGCTGCGGCGCTGCAGGCGGCGCGCTGCGTGGCAGAGCGGCTATCCCTGCCCCGAGGCTGTTCAACGCAGAGCCGGGCACTGCATCCTGCATGGGCCCGGGCGGCAAACTCGAGAGAGTGGCGGCCGCTGGCGCGCGGGCCGGCTGACTGGGCCGCGGGAACCTGGTCATCACTGGCCCGGCATCGGCAGTGGGACGCGGTGCGAGCATGCCCGCACCACCTGGCCTGTCAAAACTTGCCCGCGCCAGCCCAGCCGCGGGGGGGGGAGTCATGCCAGGTGTCGCGCTGCGTGCAACGTCTTTCCGTGCACTATCAAGGTCGTCGGTAATGGCCATTGCGGTCTCCCAGAAAATAGAAGGACCGCCGAGGCGGTCCAGTGTTTGTGTAATGCGCGCGCCGTGTACGGCACGAAATATGTCGAGACCATCACTCGCAGGTTGGCCAACTACCGTCGTTCGCCTTGACCCGGAATGCCATGACAGCCTGTTTCCCTACGCTCGTTCCATAGTCCTCGTACGCGACAAGTGCGGCAAACCACTGTCCGGGCACGAGTGCCGGATCGAAGGTTTCAGTCACGTACTTTGAGATGTTGAGCCAGCCGCCGCCGTAAGAATTGAACTTGGTTGTTTCTCCTACGAGCGGCGTGAAATCGTCAACCGTGACGACCCCGGGGAGCGGCGACGACAGCGATGGTTCTGAATCCAGCAGCAGATAGGAAAGCACCCGGGGAGGATTGCCGAGAGCATTTGTCGCATTAACAGCTGGCCCCCCGTTGCTGGTGCCAGAATGCCCTACCAGATTAATACCGGTGCCTTCGTACGCCTCGCAGGTGTAATGAATGATGTAATCAACCATGACGCCCACCGGCTCCGGATCGGTGCCGGCCCCGCACTTCTGAACAGCTTTCACAAGGTCTCTCCAGAAGCACGCAGCGGGCTCGGGCTCTGGATCAGGCGCGACGTCCGCCACGTCATATACGACGCTGATGTCGCTAAGCGCAATCTGGACGCGGGCCTCGCCTCCAAAATCAGACCACGCCGCGATTCTAAAAACATCATCCCATTCCCCAAGCGGGCCGTAGGGTGTTTCCGAAAGCGGCGCGACTTCCAGATTGAACTGGAAGGTTTTGCTTTCTCCCGCGGAAATCGTTCCGACAGTGACAACAATGGGACCAGATATACCCGCTTCGAGCTCAAAGGAACCGACGGTATCGGCAGATGCCGTAGCCGTGAATGAGCCGCGCATGCCAGTGAGGTACAACCCTTGCGGCAACTCGTCATTGAACCCATCCGAGTATCGCCACCGTGAGAAATCCCTGTTCCCGTAGCCGACCAGCGACGTATCAGCGACATCTATTTGGTTTGTGGTCCAGGCGGTCATGCGTCCGAAGTTTCCCCATTGAATACGAAACTCTGGTTGCAACTCGAGCTCTGGCCGACCGACGCCGACACGCCCGCGCTGTAGTTGACCGCCGACCAGCTCGCGGCCGTCAACTGCGCACCGATCTTTAGTTTGGTGTCGTTTACCGAAAGCAGCTGATCAGTCAGGAACTTAGCCTGCTGCAGCATCAGCTCTGCGTTCCGGCCTCCAGCGTCCATCCGTGCCTTGCTACGCGCCAGACCCAGCTCGAAGCTTCTGTCGCTGGCCGCGGACGCGGCCTGCTCCACCGACGCTGATGCCGAATACAGACGGGCCTGGGCCTCGACCAGCGATGAAACTGCCGCCAATCGTGAACGTTCCGCGCCGAGCTCACTCTCCCGCTTCGCGATCAGCGCCTGCCAACCGCTCAATTGCTGCCCGAACTGCTGGGTACGTAGTCGCTCGCGCTCCACCTTCAGATTTTCGGTGGTTGCCCAGGCATCAACCCGCTTGGACTGAGCATCGACGAGCGTGCGGTACAGGTCCGCCCGCTTACCTTCACCTTCGACGCTCGCCGTATAGCCTTGCCATTCGGATACGTAAGCACGCCAGCGGCTATCAAAGCCATCCACCGCAGTCTTATAGCGATCGAATACCAGCCGCTGAACGTCTGCCTTGGCCTTCACCGCCTCCACCTGGTTCCGGTAAAAGTCTGTCATCAAACCCAAAGCCCGGATCTGCTCAGAGTACAGCCGCACCCGCTGCTCGTTGACATCTCCACGTAGCCGCTCACCGTCGAGCTGGGCTTTGAAGACCTCGATCTTGGCGAGCTCCGCTTGGATGCGATCGCGCATGACCTGGGCCTCGATCTGGTAGCCCTGCATACGGGTCTCAAAGACGGACAGGCGGTACTGCAGCACCGCCATGGTCGCTTCTCTGGCGAAGCGCGCGGCTTCAAGTGCGAACCGCTGTTCCTCGACGTGCAAGTTGATATAGACACCTTCCAGTGCTGCACCCTGGGCAAGCGCCAGGCGCAGGTTCTGGAGGGTCTCTTCGTACTGCTTGATCGCAGCGTCGCGGTTGAACTCTGATATCCGGTCCTGCCCGCGCTGCCTCACCTCGCGCACCTGTGCGGTCAACACGCCGTTCGGCGTGTTCCATCCGCGCGTGCCAAATTGAGCCAGCGTCTGCTCGACCTCCCGGCCGGTCTCGATCTCCTGCCGGCTGCGCCCCTTCTGAAAGATCATAGCTTCGACGTGCTCAGGGAGCGCCGGCTTTGCCTGGAGCATTCCCTCGATCGTGCCGCATAGCTGGTCCTTCAGCTGGCTGACATAAGGCTTCGGCTCGAAGGTCCAGCTATCGTCGAAAGGTGGTTCAACGAGTTGAGGCAGCTCACCGGAGAAGCTCGGAAGGTCGATGTCCGGCAGGACCGGCAACCGCAACTGCTCAAAAGTTGGCAGCGCGGGGAGCGGAGTATCCGGAGCCACAGGCATCTGCAGGGCTTCCGGGTCGTCCGGCATCTGAGGTACCTGGATGTTCGGCCTTGTAGGCTTCACCCCAAAGGTGAGCGTCGGCATCTCAGCGTCAAATTCAGGCGCGCTCGCACCTTCCACAGGTGCCGGCGTGAAAGCTGGTGGCGGCGCAACTTCCGCAGGCAACCGAATCTGGAATGCGTCCGCGTCTAGAGTCGGTGTTGCCGGACGACTGAAGGGAGTCAGCTGGCCCTCAAAATCGAAGCTGATGTTGAACTCGACCGGCGAAATGCCGATGTCGTCGACATCCGTCAGCCCATCTACTACGAGCTTGTAGAGCTCGTCCCCTTTGTTTGTAAATTTGGTGTGGGCATCGCCCACGAGACTGTAGGCCCCTGAATTAGGGGCGAGGCACCATGTCGAAGCCATAACTTGCTCCTATTACCCGCGCGTGCGCCGGGTAAGCTGGGTCGGGTAGAACTGAATGGACTGCAGGTCGAAGTCGGCGCCGTCGACGTTCTCAAGCTCGAAGTCCCAGTCCACGGCCTTCATCCCGCGGCCGAGCTTCGCGCGCGTTTCGCGAGCGGCCGACGCTGGGCGAGCCAGCACCTTGTAGATCGCCATGTTTTTCTCGCCCGTCTCCTCGTCGACGAATATTGCTTTCAACAGCATCTGCCCACTCGCCGACATTCCAAAAAAAACGTCTGAAAATGACTTCAAGTGGCGGTCACCGAAATCGAACATCCCCAGACGCAGCTTCGCTTTGATTGGCTGCCCCATATCGTCGGCACCGTCCAGGCGCGCAATGCCTCCCGCGTAAGCGCCATAGGACTTCCCGCCAATTCTGGCGAAGCTGTTGAACGGGTAGTTGGTGTAACGAGTTAGGCCACGGACATCGGTATTCATTACCCAGGCAATAAACTCGCCATCGTCGAACGACAAAGACATCGCAAAGCCGATGGAATCATGCAGCTGAGCAACCAGTTCTTCCTGATGGCCAGCGCTTGTCCCCACGGCGAATCCTTCGCGCAACAATACCGTCAAGGTGAATTCTGATTCAGCCTTGGCGCTCAGGACCAGACGTTCGACTACCTCGGCGAACGCCGCATAGGCAGTGTCCAGGCGATCGCCCAGCACCAGCGCATCGGATGACCCGCCGAGCTGCAGCCATTGAACGAGATCCGCGAACGCCAGCGCGTCGGCGACTTGCTGGACAGCCTCGGCATAGTTGGCCGCATGACCAGTCAGCAGCAGGCGCGAAACCGCCCGAGCCAACATCTGGTAGCTGCCTGCGGCCAGCGAAGAAAACGAGATTCCGCTCTCAGCCAGCACGCGGATTACGAACGACGGCCTCCCACCCAGCGCCAACTTTTCCTTAGCGCGAAGCCCCCCGTTGTATGCCGAGCCAGGTGCGGTGCTTTGAAGCGCCAACGGTGACCGCACTACCGCTGTATACAAACGGCGGCTCTGGGAATCGAATATCAGTGACTCCGCTACCTGGGCGTACGCAACGCCGGCGTAGCAGACAATTATTGGCTGGTCTTCGTTGTGGTAGATCAGCAGATCATCGGCGGCCTCGACCTGACTGACGCGCCCCCCGATCGATAATCCCCCCTCGATCGCGCTGCCGGGGGCGGAATAACCTCTAACTGGTACGCCGCCACCAATGACCAACGAAGCGACGAGCGAGACCTGTGCACCACCGCGGGCGTAAATGGCGCCGCTGATGTGAGCCGGTACCCGCGGATTGGCCACCCCAAGATCAGATTCAATTTTTACTTGGCCTTGAATCCCGAGGAATCCATTGGCTACGCCGCCTGAGCTCGTCAGCAAGCCCTGTATCTCGCCCCTGCACCCGACGCGCCCACCAATGCTCACCTCATCCGGGGGAACCGAGCTTAGGGCTTCGAAGGTAATCGGCATGATTAAACTCCCCCGCCCATGTGCAGGTAGCCAAAGCCCGTGCGTGGTTGCTGAGTTACAGGATCCTGGTATTCAAGCTCTAGCAGGTGCCAGCCCATTTCCCAGCCATCAACCACTGGATTCACGAGCCAAATGAAATCGAAAGGTGCTATTGAGTACGTCTTGAAAGGAATCCTACCGACATCGACCAGTGCTGCGATGTCTTGTGCATTCACGTCTTCCCCACACGCAACATCGGATGGAGGCTCATTTCCCGGCGCCACATAGGCAATGCGCGTGACGATGACGCTCGTCTCTTGGTCAGGGCCAACGTTCTGGACAATCGAGACAAGGGCGGCCTGAAACTGGCTACTGCAAATCTCCCGGTTAACACCTATCTGGAAGGCTCCATTTGAACTGCCGTTGCCGTCCGGACTGATAACTATCGGGGTGTTGCCAGACACTGGCGCTTCTTCCCGTTCGAACAAAAAGTCCCCTTCGCCGAAAAGCGAGGCCGCAACCGACACTGGGTCTTCCAGGGTGTCGGTAGATCGATGCTTTACGCTGCCATCGATGAGATACGCAACTTGCCCGCGGTACCGCTGGATGACAAAAACGGAAGTGGCGTCGTACGCGACAGCAACAGTAGCCAGCCTGCCCCGCTCATACACCTGAGCAACACCCTCATGCAGGTACCAGCCGTGGGCAATGCGCTCCGGTGCCGGCACCATTTCGGGGGTAGAGGTAAAGCCCACAATGCCCCCGAGGATTGCCTCGGCGCCAGAGAACTGCACGTAAAGATCCCCGACTCGGGTCACCTCGCTATTGGCGCCGGAATCCCAGGCATATGTCGGTGTCGAGGTGGTTTGCGCCGGAATCGCGGCCACGCCGGGATCCGCCGGCAACAGCACGCACTGGCGCCCGTCGACGCTAATGTAGCTGGCGTTGATCCCAACGTGAGTATCGAGTGGCGGGTCGAAATAGCCTGCGCTTGACCGCGGGTCGTCGACAACAACATGAATTGAATCAGCTCCATTGCGTACAGGGCTGAGCGGCACTCGAGCTTCGCCGGCAATGTCTGTTGTGGCGGTGGCCGAGAATGCCCCATCAGCGAAGGTGACCGCCTGCGTTGTTGATGCCAGGCGGATCCTCAGGCCGACCACCGGCTCACCATCCGGATAGGCCACACGCAGTGTCAGGGTACCGGTAGCCCCTGCGCCCAACTCCGCCGGCGCCACGATCTGCCATTGAGGCTTGGCGCTCACAAGGTACTTGATCAGAGTGCTGTCTGTTCTGATCTCCAAGCGCGTCGAGAAGTTTGCGTTGGCGGCGAAGTTGAACAGGAGCGTGTCCACCGTGATGCCGCCCCAGGACGCCTTCGCGGGCAAGTCCGCCTCGCCGTCGAGCATAGCCAACGGGATCGTCGTATCGGCTACGTCCCACTTCCAATCCACATACCGGCTCGCCAAGCTCTGGCCACTGGTGTTGGCTACTCCAGAAGCAGACATGAGCAAAGTCGAGGTCCCGTAGACTGCGGCAGCCGACCGCGCCCCCGATACCGCGTCACCCTCGTGAGCGCCGAATATCCTCAGCTTCGCGTCAACCGCCCGCACAACCAGGCCCTTCTGGGGCTTGATCGCCTTCGCCCGACCGGCGCGAATGTTGAGGAAAAAGGGCTTAGCTGATGTGAGGGCGGCATAGCGCGCATCCTCGCTGTACTCGCTGCCGTCCACGGAGACGCAGAAGCCGACGCCCATTTCCACCCATTTACTGGCCAACGATAGTCCCCCAAGTGGAGTAGCAAATCTGAGGCCCACTGATGGAGCCGCCAGGCAGGACAACGAAGGGGGTCCAGCACACGGTCATGCGCACCGTGTTGCCGCGGACTGGGAGCGCACCTGCCGGCTGGGGCGCTGGACAGAGCACCTGCTCCGCTCGAGGCGCTCGGCCCGGCGTCCCCGGGATGATCTCGGTCGGCGCGCGTTTGGTAAGCATCAGCTAAGCGAGCCAAGCCAGTAGTTGAAGAGCGCGATCACGATGCCACCCGGATCATCATTGGTCAGCATCGCCGTCACGAGCTTCGCGTCTGCTGCACTGGTCGGCCCGCCAACGCTGCCCTGCAGGCGACTCAGCGCACCACCAAGCCCGCGACCGTCATCGCCAGCACTGCACACACGAAAGAATGTCGGCGCCAGAGAGAGCTCTGAACTCTGGGCGCCATCGAAGGAAACAGCGCCCACCCAAGGCGTGCCAGCCTGCTTGGAGAGCACTCCGTCCACGGGGTCGTCGAAAGAAATGGCACTGATGGAAGCCAGTTCGGTATGACTGCCGACCATGTCCAACTCGGTCGCCGCCGATGCCGGCTCCGGTCCTGAGTAGATATAGAGGTTTCCGCCGTCGAGGGCAGCCTTGACCTGGGCAAGCATCGCGTCGGTGAGCGGGGTCGTATTTTTGAACATTTGAATTTCTCAGGTGAGGGGTGGCGTGCCATGCCACCAATGGGGCACCTGCAACATCGTTGCAGTGGAAATAACGGTGTCGGACATAAACATTTCGTATTCGCCGATCGTGTCGAGAAGCGCGATCGCGCCGTCCACGCGCAACGCGGTGAGCGACACCTCGCCGGGGTCGACGGGATTGGCCACAAGTCGGAACCACCCAGCCAATCCATCGGTAATGCCTCGCATCACCCACTGCTCATCCGGCTGTTTTGTGATGTACCTGCCGGCAGCCACAAAGTTGAGGCCATTCCCCGGGGAGCCCGGTGTCCATACCCCGCCGTTGCGCGTGATGCGAGCCAGTAGCGTCCCCGTAGGGGCAGCATCTGCGCTGGCCGGCTGCCGACCGCTGCGGACTTCGATGCTGCCGTTGGCGAAAAGGCTCGCAAATGCACCGCCCTGATTGCGGCGCTCTACGAAGCCAGTGGAATACAACGTGGTCATGCGGGGGTGCTCCAGGGCTGCGCGAGAAGCGGCTTGCCAAGTGGGGTAAAGAACATCGATTCCGGGAACGCGCCGCCGGTCAGTCCGCTCAATTGGCCGTCTGTGATGTATCGAGCGAAATACAGGTTTCCTGTTTGCCGATCTCGGCGTCGAGCCGACGCAGCCAAATAGCCCTCCCCTGCGGCGAAACCGCCCGACACGTAGACCGCTGAGATAAGCACCGGCGAAGGGGTAAACGCGACGTCGTTTTCCGGGGCGAAACCCTCGGTCGTGTCCCACCGCAGATCGCCAAAGTTGTATTCGAAGTTCCCGCTGGCGCCGCCGACGGAATAGCCAGCGCGGGCGACGTGCAAGGCGGCGGGCGCCATCTGCGGCGGGGAGATCATCCCTCCATAAAGCCCGTCCTCATCCTCGTCCGGGTTCTCGGGGACAATCACCGCGCCGTATACGGCATGGGCCGCAATAGCGATACCCGAGCCGGTCAGCTTTTGATTGACCCCGTCCCAAACACGCGGCGTCATCTGGTATGCAGAATGTGTCGGCCCCTGGGTGGCGGCGTACTCGCTGCTCGCTCCCTGGTCGAAGGCGGTGTAGTAGTAGCCCGAATAAACCAGGTCGTTTTCCTCAATCCGTTCCCAGCGGGTGAACGTGATCGCACGGTTGTTTGCAGCGTCGACGAACTCCAGCGAAGACTGGATCAGCTCCGTGTCTGTCAGCGAATAGGCTGGCAATCGAATGGGACCGCAGACCCACTCGAAAGTCCTGCCGCCCCCGACCAGTGAAACTGGCTCGCCGGCGGGGTCAAATGTCACCACGTTGCCTGCCGGCGCTGTGCTCAGCCCGCTGGGACCCAGCGTAAATATCACCTCGTTGCTGCTGAGCGGCGCGACAAGCTCGCCGCGGTCGAACTTGAGCAGAGGCTGCTCTGGGAGCTGCACACTCACAAAGACGCCATCTGGCGTGTAAGTCCAACGGTTATAGCCTCGCACCAGTGTGCCCGCCCACAGAACCTCGGCATCAATATCGTCGTCTTGGGTGTACACCGGCTTGTAGTAGAGCTGCTGGCTCACAGGATCTTCCACCTCTCGCAGCTTCACCCGCAAAAGCGCTGTGGGGTGCGCCGTATCGCTGTAGATCGGCGAGGACCACACGTCGAAGCGCCGGCTGGGCTCTGCGGGGCGCGCCTCGAAATGCAGGTCATCCAGCTCTGCCACGACGATCAACAGCTCTTTGCCGACCAGTGCCGCAGCCATGACGTTGGTGTAGCCGGATGCCGCGATCACCTGGTTGATCGACAGCAACACATGCCCCAAGCACACAACATGGTCACCATAGAGGGTTCGAGGGTGGCGCCCATATGGTGCGAGGGTCACCACGCCGGACACCCAGCTCACCACCTGGCCATCCTCAGAGTGGTGATAACAACCACCATCCGTCAGCAAGTCCGGGTGTTTATCCACCCCGGGAAAGGCGTCGATGTAGGTGCCTGTCCGGGCCGCGGTAGAGGCGTCCTGGCCAGTCGCGCCACTCCCCCCAAAGTACGCCGACCACCCATCGCCAGGCGTCAGAATCACGGGGTAACGGATCCGCTCTTGGCCCGAGAATGCATCTGCGCCGGCAGTGACGAGCAGATCGTCGAAGACCCGTACCGGACGGCTACGGCCGCCCTGCGGCGGTGGCGCAATGGTCACTCTGTTGAGGTCGCCGATCTTCTCGGCAACCACCCTCGTCCCGTCTAAGAGCCTGCGCTCGACCTTGTGGACGCCGAGCCCATTGAACAGCGCTTGCTCCAGCGCCTCACCCATCACTGCGCGGGCGACAGGCAGGTACGCTGGCGCCGCGTCGCGGTCGCCCGCGACACGGACAAACATCTCGCCAACGTACCGGCCAGCCATCAGGCGTCGCTCTCGTCGATCGCGCTGAGGTCGTACTGCAGCGCCAACTTGCCGCCACCAGTCATGCCGGTCAGGTCATCACCGAACCGGCTCGCAGCGTAGAGCGGGCCGGTCGTGCTGCTCTTGCCAGCAGCACCCAACAAGCCGAGGCCGCGGATGATGTAGGGCCCGCCAGGATTCAGGGTGATGGTGGCGGCGGCAAGCGCGGCAGCATTGCTCACCTGGGCGGTCGCGGCCGCCTGAACAGTAGTCCACGGCACTCGCGTGGCGTTGGTGTAGGCGGTGAATTCGGTGGCCGAAGCGGTGAAGGTGCTCCCCTTCCAACCGTCCGCCACGGCAACGTCGCCCGAGAACGGAGCGAGGTAGAACGGGATCGGAGATACGTGGTTGCCGATCAGGTTCAGCGAGTGGATCAGACCTTCCCGAACCACCCTATTGGCACCGATGGTGGTGGGGCCGAACTCTTCGCCAGGCGGCGCATAGGCAGCGCCGAAATGGCCGAAGGCGACCATGTTGGCGCCTGGAATGTAGAGGCCGGACTCGGTGAATTCGGCGCGGCGATTGGCGATGGCACGCAGAGCGTCACGGGCCAAGGCGCGGTTTACAGGGGTCATGTCGTGTGCTCCATGTGGTTACCATTTGCCCGCGGGACAAACTGCCCGCTCGAGCTTCGTTTTGCTCACCAACGGACAGCCGCATTTGCCGCAGATGAATTTCTTACTTCGGCCAACTGCCGCAAAAGGGCAGCTCTGGCAGATGGCCATGCGGGCCTTTTCCTTTTCTTTACTAGCGATCAACGTGGATGACATGCGCCACTGCCCTGTCAGAAACAGCCAAACCCTGTGATCGAGGTCCACGCAGTGCAGTTACGATTTGATTGACCCCAGCGCGCGCCACGAACATTGAGGCCCCGCGGTCTGCATCGTCGATGGCCGCACTGCGCGAATTGAGTGTTACCACCCTGCCGCCAGGCATTCCGATCACGTAGCCACCATTTCTCGATAACCACACGTTGTAATCGGAGTCGTCATCCAGTCCGATCAACTGACCTTTCACCTTGACGTGTGTGCCCGGAACGGCGCCGGCAGAATGGACGTCAACGAAATTGAACGCGGCTGCCGCCGCGCCATCGAGCCAGTACGTGCGTTTGCCGGCCGCAATAAAGATGCCAGGTGCTTGCCCGGGCACCGCCACCATCAAATCGATGCGGGCGTCAAAGCGGATGACGTTGTGCGCTGGGTCGGTCATTCCGTAGCGGAACGGCGGTGACCACCTTAACGTGCGGCCGTCGGCCACCCAGTGCACACCATTGAAGACGCAGCAAAGCTGCCCGGCAGGCATTACATCGAGCAGCTGGGTAGACAGGACGACGCCTTCGTATTGCGTCCCAATCAGCCCGCCGGCGCCAAAATTCGAGTCATGAAGCCGCAGCACGCTATCGTTTGGAGCAGATAGGTACACATTGACCCGGTCGCCAGGTTGCTGGGCGCTCGCCGATGGCCCGACCAGCAGTCCGCTACCTTCCGGAACCGAGATCTGGTGTGTCCGGCTGGCACCGGACTCGCGGCCGAGTGCATCCGTGGTCGTGAACGCGATCTGGTAGGTGCCGGCGACAAGGCCGTACCCCTCGACGATTTCGACCGTCGGTGGAGGCGGCGCAGCTACACCCCACTCATGCACGGATCGACTGGGCAATAGCAGCATGCCGCACGCATCCGCGTTACTGAACAGGATCCGGTCTCCAACAAGAAAGTAGCTCAGCGGTAGGTTCCCGACTGCCCTCCCAAGCGTTCCGGTGGATCCATCCTCCTCCAGCACCTGCAGAGCTCCATTGTCGACGAATAGGCCGAAACTCAACCCATCGTCACTCCACAGAGAATGCACCAGAGTGCCCGAATAGCTGCCCTGGTAGCCTTGTCGGCGCCGGACACGCCCCTCCCTTGTGAGATCAACGTTGTCTGCCTCGCGCAGCGCTACCGGTCGCCCGTTCTCGTCAGTAGGGATGCTGCCCTCGGAAGCCAGGTTGTTGATGCCCGTTGGCCAAGGGCCGGCCTTTGGCAGATCTTCCTCGCGGATGTTCATGGGTCAGAACCAGTTCGGCTGTGTGCCGGTAACGGGATCGATCGACAGCTCCTGCAGCGCGCGGGCTGTCGGGCGCGGGCCGAAATACTCTTCAAAGACGCCCATCTGCATCGCAGCCTCTTGTGGACTGGACCTTTCCACGTCCTTCTTCATAAAGGCCCGGGCGCAAGCCCAATGAATCAGCTTGCGGTGATGGATCGAATCGATGACCGGCTCGTCGTCATCCCCTTCCATCACTTCGTCGGCGGCGGGTGTGCGCCACACGGTAAGCAGCAGCTCCGAAGGCTCGCTGGGGATCGGCGAAAGAGCAATCGACCGGGTTTGGCGGTCGCGCACCAGGTATTCGGGCCGCCCTTGCTCCACGCGCCAGTCTCGGCAATGGCCGTCGAGCGCGGCAGATGTCGTGCGCGCCAGCGGCCTGGCCTGCCCGTCGGCAACAAGCACTGCCCGCCGGATGACGATTATCGAGGGGTGCAGAGGGTATTCGGCCCGACCCGGCTGCAGTGCAATACGGCAAATATCAGCCCGACTGCTCTCCACAAGCAGCCGGGCCCTGATGCACGCTTCCTCGACCGCCTCGTTGAGGTGCTTGGTCAGAAGCTCATCGGACCAGAGGAAAGGCCCGACTTCGTCGTCGAGGTCCTCGCGGCAATCCTCGATCAGCTGCCGAAGCGTGCGAGCTTCCATATCAGCCCTCGAGCGCCGCTGTGAGGAACTTCAAGGTGGTTCCGCGCTGGTCGGCTTCCGGCTTGGCCAGCTCGATGTCCAAGGCCACCTTGATGACAGCCTTCTCGATACCGCCCTTCTTCAGCTGGGCCTGCAGCGCTTGCCAGCTCAAACCGTTCAGCGCCTCACCCTGCTCCTGCAGCTCCTTGGGAGGAAGGTTTTGGCTGCTACCCTCGCCCTCGCCGGTTTTCTCACCGGTCAAGTCGTTTGCCGGCGGCGCGTTGGCGGTGCCAGCACCTGCATCCGTCTGGACCGACGTCGACGCGGGCGCTACGGGCTTGGCCACCGTCGGCGGCAGCTCGGTCACGGCGATGTAGTACGCCTCGGGAATCTGCAGGAGGCGCTGAATGTGGTTGTTGTCCTCCACCACCGCGACGTGCTCGGAATCCGCGTTTGCCGGATCCACGGGCTTGAAGAAATAGACCTTGTCGCCCAAGTCGACAGGGGCGTTGGGGCGCTTGAAACGGCATGCGATCAACATTGTTGGTACTCCGAAAGCAGAAGGGCCCGCGAGTGCGGGCCCTTCTGTGGGTTGGCGGACGGTGCTATCAGCCGGTGAACGTGGCCAGGCGCAGGATCAACTCGCCCTGACCAGTTGCCGGGGCGGTGCCCAGCTTGATGTAGACCGGACGGTTGACCGGACGGGAACCGATCGCCTCGCTCACCAGATGGCTGGTCAGCGGTACGAACGCGGCAGTGTCCGCCACGACTGCGGTAGCAGCGAGGATGGTGTTGTCGGCGGTTGCCGCACCATCGGGAGCATCCGGGACGTAGATGCTGACGTTCTGCGCTGCCAGCTTGCCGCCGGCATCCAGCTTGGCGAACAGGCCGCTGCCCTGGGTATGGAGTTTGTGGAAGGCCGGCAGCTCGCCGACAAGGACCAGGTCATTGTTCGCGCTAGCTTCGACCGGCCAGCTGAAGTCGTTGACCACCAGCAGGCCGGCGGCCGGCGCAGTCGCACCGCTGTTGCGGCCAATCGCGAGTTTCGTTGCCATGTTGCTTCTCCTTCAGAGAACAGGATCCACCGCCGCCCATCCGTGGGCAGCGAATGGAAAGGGGGTTAGACCGGGTTGGGGTTCGCCGCGGCGGTATCCAGCGCGATCGTGCCGAAGTCCTTGCCGCTGAAGCGGGTCTTCTTGATACCGAAGATCGCGCCGGCACAGATCTCGATGTCGTTGCCGTGATCCAGCGGCACCTCGGACCAATCGAAACGCAGGCCATTGCCGGGCGAGCCAAACGCCAGCACCATCGCCTGGCGACCCAAGAACAGCGCGCGGGCCGCTGCCACGTTGTTGCCCGCGCCGAAGTCGTTGAATCGCACCACCGACTTGTGCTTGTGCAGGATCGTGTTGCCGATCATGCCCAGGTTGTCCTTGAAGATCGGGTTGCTCGCGCCCTCGGCTGCGGCTGCAGCCTTCTGGATGTCGAGCCAGTTACCCGCATCGGTGGACGTCTTCAGGTCATGAGCCTGGAACGGGTGCATCACCACCACGAAGTGCTCACCGCCGGCAATGGTGATCGGCTGAATCTCAGCCACCTGCGTGGAGCCGCCGCCCTGCGACGCGGCCTTGGTGTTGGCGCGCTCGATCAACACGCGGCTCATCTTGCCCGCGCTGGTCAACGAGGCCTTGCTGCTGCCATCGCCAAACAGGATGTGATCGGTATCGGGCGCTTCGAAGTTGTTGCCTGCACGCCCGGTGTAGTTCAGCGGGACGTTGTAGTCCTCGTTGATGCCGCGGGAGCCAGAGCCGTACATGAAGAACAGCTCGTCGTAGAAGCGCGCCCAGAACTCGGTGAGGCGGTTGCGGCCGACCTTACGCAGGTCATGGACGGTGCGCTTGCGGCTCATGCGGCCGCCGCAGCTCACGGGCTTACGCGCCTGGTCAATGAAGACCTTGTCGGTGAAGAAGTCGAGCTTCTCGCCCTTGCCCTCCGCCTTCGCGTCGCCTTCGATCACACCGCCGGACAGCTGGACCGACAGGTCGTAGCTGATGGTGTCGCCGGCTTCCTGCTCCAGATCGGTCTGCAGCATGACCGGCAACGAGGTCTCCGACCCCTTGCCCATCATCTTGCGAGTCCAGTAGGAGCTCTTGGAAACCGAAACCATCAGGTCCGCGGACCACAACTTCCGGGCTTTCGGGTCGTTCAGACCCACAATCGTCTGTGCCATGTTGCTTCTCCTTGGGAGATCACGGCACTTCTGCGCCTTCGTCGTTGACCCGCACTGCTGCGCAGGTATTCAGAAATTTCAGGCCCTGTTGGGCATAGGTCGTCTTGGCACCAGCCGCTCTGGTGACTGCTGCGTTGGGGCGTTGCTGGCTCTCGTCACGGTCACCGGCTCGTTCGATTCGACGATCACACGCGACCGCCGTCCGCTCTTCTCGATGAAGGTAATGGCGGCCCCGGATCCTGCTGGTATCAGCAGGACGTCACCTGGCTCGAGCGTGGTGTGCAGCTTGGGCATTGGCGCCTCAGTCGTCCGCGAACTGGCCCGGCAGATCCTTCAGGATCCGGTCGCGCTCCGCTTCTGGCTTGCTGGCCAGATACGCCTCGAGGTCCTCGATGTTCTGCTCAGCAGCAGCATCGACTGTGGCACGGGAAGACGGATCCGCAGCAGCCGGTACCGAGCTCAGCGTCTGCGGTACCTGATGGATCGGTGCGGCGCGATTGGGCTTGTCGGGCACCGGTGCCGCCGGCTGGTTCGCCGCAGCTGCCACACCCAACATCCCCGCCTTTACCAGCTCTTCGCGCGCCTTCGTCAGGACATCCCAGTCCGTCAGCTGGACGTTGGCCACCGCCGCATCGTTCACTACCACCTCCATGGCGGTTGCCCACGCGGAGAACAGCAGCGGACTGGCGGCGATCACCGCGTTCTGGGGATCGCTGAGGAACTGACGCTGCAAGTACGCCCAGGACTGATCCGAGTTCTGCTGGTTCAGCTGGGCCGTGATCTCGGCACGATCCTGGGCGCGCTCGAGCACGCTCCGCTGATCGCGTAGCTGCTCATACAGATCTTCGTACTGGTCGTCCTCGACGTCGCCAGCCTTGTACTTCGCTTTGAGCTCAACCAGCTGCTGGTTGATACCCGAGATCTCGGTGTTGAAATCGCGCGATTCCGGGGTGTAGGTCGGAACGAAGTGGGCCGGTGCCGCGGCGGCGGCCAGCGGCGACTGCACAGCCACCGGCTCCGGGTTTGCTGCAGCAGCCGCTGCAGCAGCTGCTGGATCGGTCACCGGTGCTGCAGCGCCATTGGTCGGCGCAGCGCCAGAATTTCCACCAGCGGCAGGGTCTACGGCGGCGGCTGGGGCACCCTCGGCAACCGCCGGCACGGTACCGGTTGCGCCCTGCGCAGCTTCGGCAGCTGCAGCAGCTGCAGCCTCTTCGAGCAACTGGCGCTCGGCGTCGGTAGGCTCAAACTCGTTTGCGGCCAAAGCCGCGTTCTGATCAGGCTGCGACATGCGCGTTTTCCTCTTGGGATTGGGTGCTCATCAAGCGGTCAGCCGCTGGAGCAAGTGGGAGTAAAATTTCGAGGAGCTCGGCGAGGTTGAGCGCGTCGCCCTTCGACTTGAGCTGCAGGTTCTTGACCTTGGCCATGAGTTCTTCACGCTTGGCTTCGTCCAGGCCAACCTTGGCCATGCGCTCGCGCAGCGCCACGTCCCGCTCTTGCTGCTCGGCCTGGTTGCGAGCGATCGCTTCCGGGCTGTTCGGGTCGATCTCGTCCTCGGTCTGACCGGTGATCTTGCGGATCCGCTTCACCACCTCGTCCTTGCCCGGCATATCGATCATGTCGAATGCGAGGTCGAGCAGCTGGATAGACATATCCGGCGGGAGCTTGCCCAGCATGTCGAAGAACTGCTCGGCGAAGGCCTGGCGCATCGTCTCGCGGAAGTCCTGCTGGTCGACAACGAAGTCGGCGTGATTTCGGCTGATGTCGTTGTCGATCACCCAGACGTTGTTCAGCGTGTCCAAGCGCACCTGGTTGATCGCCCTCCAGTCCACGCCCTTCTGCTCGCCCACAATGCGGAACTGCCGCTCTTCGGTCATGAACTGCTCGGTCAGCGACAGCTGCTTCTCGCCGCTGATCTGGATACCCAGACGGTAGTTATCGAACAGCTCGGCCGTCGAAACCGCACCTTCTTGCTGCTTGGCCAAGATGGCCCGGCCGCTTGCGGCGTTGGTCTCTCGGCCCAGCATTTCCCGATTCACGCCCATGCCGTCATGGATGTGGGCTGCGTCGAGCTCCAGCAGCTGGATCTGGGCCTCTGCGACGTCGAGATTGCGCTCTACCTTGATCCGGGCCAGGCCATTGGCACGCAACGGGATTACACCGTTCGGCTTGGCCAACTCGCGCTTGACCTCGTCAATGCGATCCTCGTCTATCGAGCCTTCTTCGTAGAAGAGCTGATTGGTGCTGAGCGCCCAAAGGAGCTTACTCATGCGCTTGTTCAGATCTTCCTGCGAGTCACGGACGCCCCGGACCAAGCCGTATTCCATGCCATCGCGATTGCGGCGATAGCACCAGTACGGGGTGTAAGGGAAGTTGCCATGGGCGAAGGGGCTGCGCTTGAGCTGCAGCAGGCCCTCCTCAGTGAAGATGGCGCACCACATCTCCTCGACCACCGAATCGGTGATCGAGTAGATCTCCGAGCTCGACGAGGCCATCTCGGCCCGCGCAGCTGCATGCTGCTCGTTGGCAGGGTCGAAGCGCTCCCCTCGAAAGTCGCCACCCCAGATCCGCCTGTGCGTGACGGGCTTGCGGAACCAGCATTCAAGCAGTCGAACGCGCAAGCGACTGCGCGTATCAAGCGAGGTGCGGCCAGTGATCCTTCGTCCACTGACTTCGTGGCCACGGCTGTCATACCGCCGGAAAACCTGCGGCAGATCGATCTCGTCTTCCCACCCGGCGTCATCGCCGTCGAAATGGTCGCGTGCCGCCCTGTTCACGATCTCGACCCGCTCCGGGAACATCGCCTCGGCATAGTCCAGGTCGGCAAACTTCTCTCGGATTACGAACCTGCAATCCTTCAGGTCAAGCGCACGGCTGCAAGGATCTCGCCGCATCTGGCGCCACGGCACGTGGTTGACCATCACCGGCTCGTCTGAGCGGTTGGTGCGGATCGACTCTTCAGTCCAGCCACAACCAGCGATCGCAGCGTCCTTGAACGCCAACGATCGCTCCCACGGCACGCGGTTGGTGTCGCTCAGGTACTTGAGCAGCTCGCCCTTGACGGTGGCCAGCTCGACGTCGTCCTCCGAGCGCGGATGCACCACCCCATCGATGCGGGTCCGACGCTCGGTACCGATAACCCAGTCCAGGGCCATCTTGATCTTGTTGTAGGTCAGCGGCGCTTGGTGGCGCGCGGCCAGAACCTGCCGATCGGCGTCAGACCATTGGATGTGGTCATAGAAATCGTAGTCGAGCATCTGCTCGAGCCGGTTATCCAGGTGCGCATCCAGCGCCGAGTAGTAGTAGTCCAGCACCTTGGCGTGGATCCGCCGCGATTCGCGTGAATCGAGATAGTGCTCAGGCGCCTCTGGCGGCGCTTCCGAGGCAAAGTCGACCATGCCCGGCACATGCGCCGGCTGGCTGCGGACGTTTTCGATGGTCTGCATCAGTTCACCGCCTGTCCGTTGATCTTGACGGTCATGCCGAGCCGACTCATCTCGGCCAGCCACTGCTCGCGGGTCTTCTCTTCCGGCGGACGCAGGTTCTTCACGTCGTCGCAGAACTCAAGGATCGCGTCGTGGATCCGGTGCCGATAGGGAGCGGCATCGATGCCATAGAGCGCAGCCGCAGCGTTGGCCAGGCGCGAGGTCATGTCTTCGATCCGGTGCATGCCACCGCGATCACGGTCCTCGGGTCGGAACACCCAGAAGTCCCTGAACGGCACCACATAAGCCGGGCAACCGGTGGCGGGACCTCCTGTGATGGGGTCCTCGGTGGCGATGCGGCGGTTCTCGTTGCGGATGTACAACGCTGCGTCGTCATCCCCGTCGCGGGTGATGTGGGTCAAGTAAAGCGTGAGGTCGCCCTTCTTGCCGCACCAGACGAACCCCTCAGGAGCCAGCTGCAAGCTCATGCACGCGCACCAAGCAGCTGCAGGGCAGCGTCGAGCTCTTCACGGACTGCCGCAGCAGCCTCGTCGACCGACAGCACATGGTCCTCGACCACGGTGCCGTGCTTTTCCCCACCTGGCAGGTAGCGGGCGTACGACCGCGCCTGCTGGATATGCAGGGTGATCTGCTCGTCCTGCATCAGTGGCGCTCCCGCATGAGGTTCGCTTGGATCCGCTGCGCGATCAACGGGTCGGTGAAACGAACCTCCTGGGCGATCCGCTCCCGCACCGTGCGCGTGGCCAGCTCGGTGAACTCTTGGCAGCCGCGGTAATCGACCATCGTTTCATCCGGTCCGCGCCTCAACATGAAAGTCAGGCTTACAAGCTGGCCCTCTTCGGCTGCGGCCAGCAGCATGCCCAGCAGCTCCTCGAGCTCCTCTTTGGTGGGGTGATTACGCTCGCGCGCTGAAACGGTCATGCGGTTCTCCAGTTGTCGTTGTTCAGCGCTCGGCTCTCGCCAACTCGGCGCCCCGTGCTGCTGACGTATCCCTGGGCGGCCTGACGGAAGCCGTCGGCCGGATTCGATGCCCAGTCATGCTTGGGCATGTCCGAGAAGGTCTCGGTCTTGTCGTTCCATGCCTTGTGGTACCGGCGCAGGCCCTCTAGGCCACCTCGCCCGTTCCCTGCCTTGGGCGGGCCGCAGCGCGTCTTGTCGAAGCGACACCGAGGCAGCATGTTGCGCACCATGTCGATGCCCTCGGTGATGTCATCAATCCGCGGCACCACGATGATTGGCTTGATGCCCAGTTTGTTTGCCACCTGGACCCGGTTCTCGTTGGCCGACCAGTCCTCATTGGCGCCATCGTGTGGCCAGTAGTGCTTGCCGTACAGGTAGCCGCGCTCCTTCAGCACCTTGGCGTAGTGCGAGACACCAAAGCCGGAGTTTTCGTAGTAGTCCACGAAGTCGAGCCACGGGCCGTTTTCTTGCATGAACCAGATGACTGTTGTGTCGCTGCGGCCGATGTCCCAGAAGGTGTGGATCGGCACGGCCGGGTTGATCGGCAGCGAGGTGATCCGCCCTTCGTTTGTCGCCGCGGCCATCTCCTTGCCGTAGTAAGCGCCCTCGGTTGACGCCTCGAAGGCCTCCTCCGGTGTCGATGGGTGCTCGCGCTTCATCTTGTCGCGCTGATCACCGGCCTTCTTGACGTACCAAGCCTTCTGACGGTCAGAGAGCTTGTAGTTCATCTCCGCCTCGACCTTGGCGAAGTAGAGCTCGTCTTCCGCACCGAGCTGAACCCCCTCAGGGTCCAGTTCGTTGATCGGATCCCTGAACCACGGATAGAAATGGAACTTGTAGTCCATCACCGTGAGCTTCGCGGTGCCGGCGCGAACCTGTCTGTCCAGCTCCATCGCTGTCTGGCAACGATCGTAGAAATCGCCCGACGCGCCGTAGGCGGTCGATTCGATGATCACGATGTTGCCAGGCGCGATCGCGTTCAATGCGCCGGACGACACTTCCTGCGCTGCCTCTGGCCGCTGTGCACACAGCGGGCCGTACTCGGAGATGTGCAAGAAGGTCAGCGTACCGCCACGATGCGACACCGACACTTCGATGCTTGACCCGTTGGCAAGCTCCAGCACGCCATCGCGCATATCGCGGCGCACTGCTGGCCTGATCGCCTTCAGCCAATCCGGCAGGTTGTCGTAGGCGTACAGCACCTTTTTTCGGAAGAACTTGGCGGCATCGCCTGCCGTATGGGCTACGACGCCGGCCTGCGTGTTCTTCTTGAACAGCGCCATGTCCAGGGCGCGTATGCAGGCCCATGTTGTGATGCCGTGCTGCCGCGACTTCAGCACCAGGTTGAGGGTGTGCAGGTTGTCGTCGAGGTCGGCTTGCACCTCGTTGACCTTGAACAGCACCTTCCGACCGTACTTGTCGGTGATGTAGTACAGGTTGTTGAGGCGCCACCAACGGTCAGACAGCTTTTCAAGGAAGCGGCTCGCCTCCTGATCCGTGAGCTCGCTCATTGCTTAGCGCGCTCGCGAGGCGGCTGGCCCTGTCCCGGTGTCGGATCCGTCCATCACCTCGAGCAGGTCCCCCAACTGCTGGTGCACAGCGATGGGACCACCGCCCGGGCCGCTGTGCTCTACCTTCTTGGAGAACATGCCGAAGTGCTGCCCAAGTGTCTTCACCGCGTCCAGCCTGCTCACCAGCTTGATCTTGCGAGTGATCCCGACAAACTGCCGCTCATCGCCGCGGCCCTCGAACTCTTCGAACACCTCTATGCCCTGCAGCAAGCTGGCCTCCTCGGGCGTCAGGTCGCACATGGGCTTGAGGTTTCCGTTCGCGTCGAACAGTGTGCGAATGTCGCCCAGCGCCATGAACGCAAGGCGTTGCAGCACTGCCTCTTGGTCCACTTGGATGGAGGCGATCAGCGCTTCCTTCCGCTTGGCCAGATAGGCCTGAAGCTTTGCGTTGCAAAGCAGTCTTGCTGCAGCAGCGTCTGCCGAAGCCCCGCGGGCCTTGTAGCCAGCACGTTCATACGCAGCTCGACCGTTGAAATCGATCAGGTACTCGTCAGCGAACCGGCGCTGCTGATCCAGCAGTCCGGTCTCTGGGTCTATCCGAGACATCAGCGGCCACCCATCAGCTCAGGTGACACGGAACCATACGTGTGGTTCGTTGTCCTGGTTCAAGAAGGACGGAACGGCTCCGATCTGCGCGGGGAACGCGCCGACCGCGAACCCGCCCAACGACAGGTAGGCAACCCGGTTGAGTGAGTTGTCCTGTGTGTCTGCAGCGGGCTGGCCCATCATCATCATGCGCGCGTCTGAGGACTGCGGCTGGTGATACTTGATGTTCAAGTTCACGCTGGTGAGTAGCAGCAGCCAGTAGGTGCCCGGCGAGACTTCGACGTTCGGGGCCTGAGTCTTGGCTCCCGTCGAGGCGGTGCTGATGCCGGTGGCGGACTGCCACACGCGGTTCTGGACCTTGCCCTTCTCCGCGGTATACAGCGCCATCACTGCCTGCGAACCGGCCTGCGCCGTCGAGACGATGAAGCCCATTTCCGAGATCGTGGTGGTGTGCGGGACGTACACCGGGATGCACGCGGCAAAACCAGCCGTGGTGGCTGCGTCACCGATCAAGCGGTACGGTGCACCGTAGTACCGGCCAGGTGCAAGGCCGGGATGGTACGGCGGCGCGAACTCCTGCAGCGTCCGGTTGAAGAACGGACCGAGCGTGCGGCAGATCGCCAACGGGTCATCGTTCGCGAACGCGGCCAGCGTGCCGATGCGGCCGATGTTTGTCACCGCGCGCAGGTTTGGAAAGTAGTAGCCAACCACGCCATTGATGCTGGCGGCCGACGCCACACGCGCGATCGATACCTCGTAGAGCAACACCGTGTTGACCTGCGCGTTGCCGTCGATGTTGACCTGTGCAAAGTCGGCCACGACCTTGTCGACCGTGCCGGCGCTGGATCCCAGGTTCACCACAGACTGGTGAGCCGTCAACCAACCACCGGACAATAGGTTCCGGTTGGTGTTGAAATTCACCTGGTCGCGCCGCGCGAACACCACTGCGGTGCTATTGGCCGTCGGCGCCACATCAACGTCGACGGCTTCCGCTGCGACGGTGCCGGCAATGGCCGCAACCGCGAAGGTCACCGAGGTTTCCAGCAAAGTGCGTGACATGGTGTCGCCGACCGCAAGCTCCTTCTGGCGACCGGCGTCCAACACCAAGGGACGACGAACAGTCATCAGGCCACCGTGATCGGTTCGCCGGGCTCGAAGTCCAGCTCCGTGGCGGACACCGCGGTGCCGATGTACTGGACCACGTTGCCGGCGGTGCTCGGCAGGCTCGCGGCCAGCACCAGCGCACCAGGCGTTGCCGCCGACAGGTAGTAGCGCGCGCCCGCCGTCAGTGAAGACAAGCCGGTGATACGGCCCTTGAAAAACAAGGTTGCATTGGCCGCGCTCGCCACTGCCGCCAGGACAAAGCCCACGCCTTCTTTGCCTTCGGCGGTGGCGTCCGCCTTACGGGCCTTTGGGGTACCGGCATCGTTCCAGACGTTGACGATGTTGCCCGCGGCCAGAGCTTCGGACGCCGGCAGCGTCTTCGCGTCTTGGCCAATGCCAGCGGGCATGGTCTCTGGATCCAGGCGTCCGTCTGCGCCCGTCATCAGGATCTTGTTCGCGCCGCTGGTGGCGGCGTTGAGGATCGAGGGATCGAGCACGCCACTGGCGTTCGTCGACGGCACCTTTTCGGCATCGGCGGCGCCAGCAGACGTGGCGATGGTGGCGATCATCTTGACGCGGCCAAGGATGGTGGCCAGGAAACGGGGAGCGGCCATGGTTCAGTTGTCCGTATAGATGGGGGATTCGATGCGCACGCGCATGCTGGTTTGGGTCTCTGCGAAACCGATCACCAGCAAGAACGCAGCGTCGGTAGGAACGGTTTGAGTCGGGAGACCGTCGGCGCCGAGAAAGATTGGCTCTTCCGGGACCCATGACCACGAAGGCTCAGTGACGACACCGCCGACTTGGATCTGCACGTCGTCTTCGGCTGCTGCGGCCCCCAGCGTGACCCCGAGCACGTCGTCACCATGGTCTGGGTCATAGGCATCTGCATATCCGGCAAAGCCGCTGTTGCTCCGGACCACACGGTGGCCACCGAGGTCCGTTGCCGCAGGCAGGACGATCACGTCTCCACCCGCCGGGCCAACAGGCCCCTCGGGACCAGCGGGCCCTTGTGCCCCCTTGCCCACGACCGTCACCACGCTGGTGGAAGCAACACTGACCCCAGCTGTCGAGCGCTGCCCAACCACGATCACGCGCGGCGTCTGGGCTGTAGACACGATGACCGGCATCAGCGTGTGACCTCGCCTCGGACACTGATCGATCCCTCGACCAGGGGGATCACGTATTCCAGACCGACGCCGCCCGGCCTATAAAGCTCCAAGCTGTAGGCCAGCTTGTTCTTCTTCAGGTTGTCGGGGTTGAGCACGACGGTATTGGCCGCCTCCACCAGCAGTACCACCCGGCCTTCGGTGGGCTCCGGTACCGACAGACCTCCACCGGTGGTGGACAGCTCGAGCACCAGCGTCTCGGCATCCGTCAGCCCGTACCGACCATCCAGTGTCCGCACCTGCATGCGGGCTTCGTACCCCGTGAGGTCAAACGGCACCCCACTGTCGTCCTGGTACTGGAAGTCATCCTCCCAGGTGGCGCCGCGCACCACCTGCAGGCTGAAGCTGGCCGGTGTCCTGCTCACTGCGTCAGATGCTCACGCGGCTGTTGAGCTCGCGGAATCGCCCCAGCACCGCCTGAAGGCGGCGCTGCTGCGCGTGCAGCTTGGTCAGGAGCTCGGTCTCCGACGCCAGCTCGCCGCCGCCCGTGGGATCGCATGGACTGGGCGGCAATGCGACCAGCACCGGTTGCAGGTCGCGCTCGAGCTGACCCGCGACGTTGTTCAGGGCGTCTGTCAGGTCATCGATGTCGATGATGGCCTTCTCGACGTTGCTGGGCGCCTTGTTACTGGCTAGGGCGCCTGCGGAATTCGGGTTCATCGTTTGCCTCTCCTGTTCGGCGCCGTTGGCGCTCAAAGTTGAATGACGTCTTGCTTGTCTAGCCGCTTCAGGCACTGCTCGCAGGCCTTGCGGCGCACATCGCACTGGCGCAGCCGGTTGGCCAGTTGCTGGTTCACATCGCCGCCGATCTCGTCCCAGGTGCTCGCCGCTGCTGGATCGCCGAGAACACGAACGCCGGTGTCCTCGCCCTCACCCACGCACGGCCGGAAGCACTGAGCATCGCACAGTGCGGGTACCGACTCGGGCTTCGTGCTGCAGCTGCCCCACCCAGTCAGGAGGAGCAGCGCAACGGCTAGAACGGCCAGGCGCATATCAGCCGCGCACCGGCCAGTGCCAGCGGCCCGGCTCGGTGCGACCGGGCGCGGCTTCCGCCCTTGTGGTCGCCCAGAACACGTCATTGCCGTCCAGGAACACCTGCAGGTTCGCCTGCTCGCCGGGCAGAACCCTCACGACCACGGCTGGCAGCACGTCGCCGGGAGCGACCCTGTTGCCGATATGCGCCTGCGCGCCAATCGGCCACCTGTCCTCGAGGATCCTGTCCTGGATCGCCGCACCGTTGGTACGCCCACCGTTGATCTTGAAGGCGTCCTCCTGGCTCAGGACGTAATGCACAATCCTGCCAAGCGAGACCCCGCCGCTCATACGGCACTCCCTGCGCGGTGTAGCTCATCGCGCAGCCGAAAACCAAGCGGGTTCCACAGCTTGCCGATCGCGTCTTCGTAGGCGTAACGCTGCGCATCTGCCTCGCTGAAGCCAGCAGGATCAACCGGGCCGTAGTTGACACCAATCTCGCGGTGACCGTTGTGCAGCGTCAGCACGCAAAAGGTCAGACGGGAAAATCCCTCCGGGATGTCCGGGAGCTGGCCCGGCGATTCAAAGCCAGGCCGAGATCCAAGCACACCGTGGTTGGCGTTGAAGAAGAACTTGCTGGCGATCTCAGCCTCCAGATCCGCCAGCGTCAGACAACGGCTCACGACAGCACCGCCACGGTACCGAACACAATTGCCGTCAAGCCAAACGCAACGTACATGAGTGCCTTGCAGCGCTCGGAGAAGGTGTAGGCCTGGGCCTGCTCAATCTGCGCTTCGCCGAACCTCTCGTGCTGTTCCTGATTCATCGCTTCTCGCTTTGGGGCCCAAGGCCCTCGTTGATGGCGTCGACCCGGGCTTGCCCCGGGGCACAGTTCTCAGCGAGCGGCTGCGCTGCAGCTGCATCGCGGTAGACAACCCGCGTCCTTTCACCGCGCTGGGCGATCTGTTCCAGCCTGTCGAGCAGCTGGTCGCTGTCCTTGGTTGCTTGCTTGGCCACCTCGCCGGTGGCTGTCAGCGCTTGCGCGAAAGCCTTGGCCCGAGCATCGGCCGCGGCTTCACGCTTGCTGCCGTACTGATGGACGTTCAGCCAAACCGACATGACCAGGAACACGGCCAGCAGCAGCACCCACTTACACGCTGCCCACCAGGCAGCCCAACGATCGGCAAAGGCCATCAGCAGGGCCTGCCGTTTTGGCGGTGTGCTTCAGATCTCGCACGCAGGCCCATGATTGCTGCCAAGGCCAGCACCAGCAGGACCTGATCACCGACGACCGTGGCGGGTGCTGTCAAAGCCCTGGCAATGGCGAGCGCGCAAGCGGCAACAACGCAGAGCCTGGCCACCTGCCGCGCATGCCCGCAAATGCAGCGGGGCCTTACGCTCATGATGCTGCTGGCCAAGGTGGCCAAAATCGTTACAGCAGCGCCAAGCACGAACAGCGACACCAGCAGGTTCTGCATGATCAGCTCCCAGCCGCCGGCTTCTTGGCTGAGCCCAGCCAGCGCCGACCCTGTTCCCACAGAAACCGGATCGACAGGCCAAGTGCACCGGCCAGCGCTTCAGGTGGTGCTTTGGCTGCGGCTTCACCGATGCCGAACCAAGGCACATGTGGCAACAGCACCGCGGCTGTGCCGGCGAAGAACGCCATTGCGAAGATGCCGAACGCGATCTTCAACGCCTTGTCCGGCGTTTGCTCCGGCTCGAAGTAGTAGGACATCGCAGCGCCTATCAGCGCTGCCGCCCAACCCCACGGCGTCAAACCAAACAGGCCTGCGGATGCGCCGCCAGTCGCCAGCACCTTTGCGGCTGCAGCTGCAGATTCGAGTTTCATCCCCTGTCCTCGGTCACTTCGGGTAGCTGGCAAACGGCAACTGGAAGTGCGGCCCGTCCTTGAACGTGCGCCAGTCACCACCCCATTCGATCGGCACCCCCACCTCGGCTGCGGCTCGCTTCACTGCGGCCGCAATCTGGTGATACAGCGGCCAGTCCCAGCGCACCTCGCCAGCGACGTACGCGCCGAGGTCGACGGCATGGCCAGTCAGGTGACGGGAGTTCATGGTCTTGGAAGCACCGGCAGCAACCAGCTGCTTCTGCCGCTCCAAGGTCCGCAGGCCTTCCAGGACAGTGAAGTCCACCGGCGTCAGCTGGATTGCGCGCTGCACGACCTTGACCAGATCCGGATGCACACCTTCCAGCCGCTGCAAGCTGCGCTTGCTCAGCACGAATGCCATGTCACTGCCTCTTGTGGTGCCGGCACACCCTTCAACCCGACCGAGCCCCCAAGGCTCGTGCTTCGACGGGAACCAGCAGCGTGCCTCACGGCAGGCCTGCAGGCTCTCGCCTGCAGCTGGTGCTGTTGGATGTGATAACCGGCGTAGTGGTAGCGGGGGCGCGATTCGAACGCGCGACCTGCGGCTTATGAGACCGCCGAGCTGCCGGACTGCTCTACCCCGCAAACGGTTGAGGCCGCGGGCCAACCGCGGACTCCAATCCCGGTCAACCAGCGGCCTCAATGTGTTTGGGCGCCCTGCTCACACCTGCGCCCACGTTGGGGAATATGAGGGCTCAATCGGTCCCATTGCAACTGCGGTTCCTCATGAGGAGATTTTCTTCCTCATGCGGAACAACTGCGGTTACAAAGTAACAAGGCGTTTTCTACACGTTCCCTGCCTGCCAAAGAGCCTCAGCGTGTAGGAGCTTTGCTTCGACTTCCAGGATCAATGGCTCGATCACTGTCACCACTTCAGCAGGGGATTGATAGGTTTTTGGCAATAGCGACTCCATTACGAAATGCATCCCCTCGGGTTCAAACGGATACCGTCCGCCAAGTGCTCGACGCAGGACGTCCTGAATGATCCCTAGCATCACCTGACCCGAATACCCGTCCTGCGGAAACTCCGGCCTCAAACCGGCACGTATACGGACATCCTTGGGCAGCACCCAGTACCGCTTGAGGGAAGAATCTGTGCGGTCGTTCAAATCGACAAGACGTAGCGCGTAGATATTCTCACTCGCTCTATCTCGGGCTTCGGCGATGGATGTCACTTGAACATTGGTCAGAGCAGCCGCCTCAATTGCACCACTCTGAAAGCCGGACTCTGAAAGCAATATCCCACGATCAGCACCGAGATCGGACACGATCTGCCGCAACCCAAGTACATGCAGCTTGGACACTCTTGAGTTCCAGCACTTGCACTCCACAACCCACGTCAGGTCGAAGCCGGCATGTTTTGAGGTCACAAGTACGTCTACGTCATGCTCGGTCCTGACACCTTTCACTCGAGCATCGGTTTGCGCGTCGAATCCAAGCTCTCGGAAGAAGCGCGCGGCTTCTTCCTGGTAATCCCGCCAGTTCATCCAGCCTCCTGCCCTGAAGAGCCAATTCGCACGATTGGCGAGTCTAGCTCCCCCTAACAAACCTTAACAACCACGGTTACCATCGGTCCTGGGCACAAGGGGGAACCAACGATGCAGATGGTCATTGCAGCATCAAGCTGCTTCAACTGGGATGCTCTATCCGCGATAGGCACCACGGCAGCAGTCTTTGTGGCGCTCTTTGTATGGCTCATGGACCTGCGCAGGCGCCGGCTTGATCGTCGTGCTGCTGCGCGATTGCTCGCAGTGCGCCTGATCTCTGATGTCGAGCAGCTATCGCGGGTGCTTTTAAGCAACCTGCGCGAGTTCGACGGTGGCAATCGCGAGGCTACGGCAATGGAGCGCATCAATCATATGAATGCCCACGCTGCCGGTATGGCCAAGAACGGCATTGCTGCGCAATTCACCGTTCAGACACAGATGGATGCACTGGACCTGGGGCGCTTTGAATCCCTTGCCGCTCAAGTTGGGATCATGGAGGACACGCTCAGCGACAGCCTGACGGAGCTGCTTCGGCGTTGCATCAATCTCCAGAACGTCGCCAAGCGCATCCCCTACGTCGGTCCTGAAGTGGGGATCAGCGGAGGCTTGGCCGAGTATTACATCGAGACTGTGCACGCCCAAGAATGCGCGAAGCGGTCGGTATTCCAGCTCTACGTATCTAGCGGCCTCTTGAAAACAGACAGCCGTGGAAATCCCGTCGACCGTCGTTTAGGGCCGCCTGTAGAACCGAAGTAGCGCACCGGTGGGCCTCGCAATAGCTGGCCCTCCGCATCTTCGCTGCCTTCGCCAGCACCGCCCATGGCAGCCTGTGCTCTGGCCATACCAGCTCGTGGGTGGCGTCGTAGATGACCAGGCGTAAGCGCCAACGGTCGGCTGCTGCGGACAGATCCAACGGGCGCGGCCGCGCTTCCGTCACCACTGGCGCTATGCGGCTGTAAGCCAGCACCGATAGGCGCGCCAGCGCAGCCCCGTCGGCACGGGTGGCCACGGCCAGCGCCGTGTGCTTCTCCAGGGCGTCGGACATGAAGGCGACTGCCCCAGCGATGTCGGCGCTACCGAGAGGCGCGGTGGTGCCGCGCCCTTCGACCGGAATGCGATAGCTGCCGCCCACCAATAGTCGGGCTATCAGCTCGAGCGGATCCCTGCCCTCGTCCGCCCATGGCTCGGCTTTGATCTTCTTGCGTGCCATGTCAGATCCTCTGCAGCTTGTATCGCGCCTCGAGGCGCTTGTACTTCTCGACCTCACCGAGGAGCGACGCACGCACGCTCGGGTCGAACTCGGCATTGTGCTTCTTCAGGTATTTAGCAGCCTGGGCCGCAGCCCACGCCTCCTTCGTCTCGTGGCGCATGCCCGTCTTTGCTGCTGCCGGTTTGTAGGATCCGCCCGCGCGGCGCGCGAGCTCCTGCAGCAACTGCTCGAGAGGAATCTGGGTCAGGTCGACGGCGCTCATGCAAGCAGGATCCGGAAGGGATAGTGATGCTCGACCTCACGCTTCTTGATCCTGAACTCCTTGGTCTCGCGTCCCTTCACGTCGACGAACTGCACTTCACCGCTCTTCAGGAACACGACGAAGTCCAGGACGTACTTGGTACCGCCCGGCAGATGCACCGGCACCTGACGGAGCCAGAAGTGCACTTCACCGCCGCGCTGCCGCAGCTTCAGCTGCTCGTAGTACGTCGCTTCCTTCTTCGAATCGAATCGGATGCCGTCGACCAAGGTTATTTTGTTGCCGTACTTCGCCCGCTTCGGTGGAGCCGACCGAGCTGGATCCACTTCAACAGGGCGTTGGGCGCCCTTGCCTTCAAACAGCGCGCGCATGGCTGCTGGCATGTCTGCAACGCTGCTAAATCGGAGACTGCGATTGCTCAAGACAGCACTCCGCCCGCGAGAATCACCCGTGCGCGGTCCTTGATACCTTCGACTTCCGCTTGGAATCGTGCCGTAGCAGCAGACAGCTCGTCGCCCACCAGAATCATGGCCATCAGCTGGTCGCGCGATAGGTGTGCCAGTGGATCCTGGCCACCAGAAGCACCGGCGCTGGCGCCCGATCTCCCACCAGGTGCACTGGGCGACTGGATCGGTGGCGAGCCAGCCTGCAACCTCCACGTCGGCTCGCTTCGCCCGTGCCGCGTGTTTGGACGTGCAGAACCGCGCACGGCAGCCCCTTCGTTCTGCAGGGTACGCAGAATCCCCGCCACGCCAGCTGGGCTGATAGACGCGCATTCCTTCGGATGCCCCTTGGCCAGCGCCAAGCCAGTGACGGCTTCATGTGCCTCGGCCGCAGTCATGCCCTGGCTCGACTGCAACACATACATGGTGGCATGCCGGTGGTACTGCCTCAGCTCTTCTTGATTGATCATTTGCCCTCCGGAAGCGGCCCGGCGTAATGCGTGATGGGGATTCGCCGCGCACCTTCCCGCCATACGGTTTGGCCCTTTGAGGCATAGAGCACCAGCGGTTTCATCCCGTAGCCGTAGCAGACATGCCAACCGGCTTCGACGGGCGGTACCGAGACAGGCTTCAGCTCCAACACAATGCGGGGCAGCGCGCGGCTCATGGTGCAGCCTCGGTACCGAGCTCTTGCTTGAGCTCTTCAATTCGCGCCAGGACCTGCGGGGAGGCCGGGGGCAGCTGCAGGTGAGGTTGTGCTGCTTCAGCCGACAACAGGCCCAGCGCCTGGGCATGCTCGATCGCGGCACTACGCCCATCGAGGTCGAAACCCATTGACGGCTGGAATAACCCGCGGCGGCTCTGCGCGCGCGCCTCTTTCAACTGGCGGGTATAGGCCTCAATGAAAGCCAGGCGGCCGGCAATCTTGTCGCCCGCCTGTACCAGCGGCAGGCATGCAGCCCATGCTGATTGGATCTCAGCTGTCCAGATAACCGTATTCCGCTCGTCCGCGGCCGGCAACGCGATCGCCCAGGCCTCATTGGGCGCAGGGTGGCCATCGTCGATTCGCTCCAAGATCGATGCGAGCGACAAACGCCCCTTCAGCTCGCGCCTGCAGGTGGCCAGAGCCTTGTCGAGCGCGGCCAGCGGATGAGCAGCCAGCTCCCTGACCATCAAAGCAACTACGTTGGGCCGTGCCTCGTCCCCCATCACCTCGGCCGTTGCCACCAGCAGACGGGCCAGTTCTTCCTGCTCCCCCTGATTAAGCATTGGCAGCATCCTTCTTTCGCAGAATGGCGATGGCCTGATCTGCAGCCGTTGCGTTGGACTGGGTCTTGTCGGCGTGCGTTGCCTCGGTCGAAGTAATCGCCCGGCCGGTGGCCCATTGGGTGCGGTATGCCTCAGCGCGACTGAGCAGCGAGCCGACGTCATGGCATGCCTTGACGACCCAGGCTTCGTTGATCGCTTGCACGTACCAGCCCGCCACCTCGGGAGCTTCGCCCCGGCCAATACGCCGCACAAACTCCTTCATCTGCGAGCTAACCTTCTCGTTTCGAACCGGTGGCACGCCGTAGCGCTGGGCGTAGGCCTGTCGGTAGGCAGCCCAAGTCGCTTTGCAGGCAGCTTGCAGCTCTGCCTCTTGTTCGGCCTTGATCTCCGCCTTGGTGCGCGGCGCCGCCGGCGGCGCAACTGGCGGTTCTTCTGACGGTTCAATGATGGTTAGTTGATGGTTAGGCGGCACCTGGTGCAGGGGGTCCGGCGCCCCGTGCAGCCCCAGACCGGCAGCGGGCGCAGCCCCTCCGGCATCTGGTTCACCCCCTGCATTTCCTGCACCCCCTGCGCCCGGTGCATCCCCTGCACGGGGCGCACCTCCTGCGTCAGGTGCAGGGGGGCGGGTACTTGCAGACTTGCGCCTACCCGTCCCCGCTTCGGCGGCAGGGCGATACGCTGCAGGCGTCACCTTGTAGACCGAGCTGCTGTTGAACCTGCGCTCACGCGCAACAAGCCCCACTTGCTCGAGGTGGTCCATTGCGCTGCGCACTGCGCGCTCGGACATGCAGCAGCGCTTGGCCACCGTGCCGACTGCAGGCCAGCACACGCCATCGTCGCTGGCTTGGTCAGCCAGTGAGATCAGTACAGCTTTCTGGGTAACGCTCAGTCCCTGCAGCATCCAGCATTGGGACATGATGATTGTCGACATGACTACGGGCACCCATCCCGAGCAACCACGGACGAACCGGCGCTGTACGGCCATTCCTGCTTACTGAAGTGCTGTCGCTGACCAGGAATGATCGGCAGCGCCGGCGGCGCGTGTGGTGCTGCCTGCAGCTGAGCAAGCTGCGTGCTGATCCTCTCGAGGGCTTCGCCGTGCTGGGTCTGCAGGTGGGCGAGCTGCTCCAGCAGCTCCTGCTGGCGCTCCTCCGTAGGCAGGCGGCGCACCTCATAGCCAAGGTCAGCAGCCATGGCCAGAAACAGGTCATGCCGGGCGAAGCGTTTGGACAAGGCCCACAGCTCACCGACCTTGAAGAACTCCGACTTGTTGGGGTTCAAGCAGCTGTTGAACTTCGCGATCGCGCTTTCCCACGTCGACAGCTTCTCTTTGTCCCAGAAGCCCTCATCCAGCAGGAATTGCACCATTTCGTTCTTGGTGCGCGCGTCTACGTCGAGGGTGCGTCGAAGGGCGCCCAGCGCCTCACGCAGCCACGCTTCTGTTGTCCAGGTCATTTTGGAGTCCGTGGTTGATTGTGGGGCGCCTGGTCAGGCGTTGCCCTACTGCGGGTCGGGCACTGCCGGACAGACCGACCACAGCGCGCGATGGAAAAATGGGAGCCGATACCAACTGCAGGGATGCCCGTGTGACAGATGCGAGCGACGAGATCCACATCGATGCCGTCGCGCGCCTTGGGGTCGTGCGGGCGCTGTTCCCCCTGCTCATTGACAGTCATCCGCAACCCGCCGTGCTGCTGCGGGCGCTGAAGGAACACGCAGGGGGGCTCGAGCGAATAGTCCGATCCGCCGACGCCAGCGCTGCAGAAAAGGCTCACGCGCGGGAATGTCTAGCCGAACTCCATGTACTGCTGGTGCGCCTGCAGCGCGCTCGAGCGCTTGCAGAGCGTGCTCGGCCACAAAAGGACGGCCCTCAATCGCGAGGGACAGTTCGAGGTGCTCCGGACCGAGCACCAGAGCGGGAGCGCGACTGAGCTCCCTCAGGCGCAACTTGGCTACCTCCTGCTGGAGGCCGACCACCTGACGCTCAAGCTCTACAGCCCGACGGGCAAGCGATTGGTTCGCGCGCTCCTGAGCACCGAGACGGCGAAGAATCGCGGCCGCCAGCGTGGGGTTCTTGATGTCCAGAGGGGGCTTGCTCATGCGGCAGCCCCGCTTCCTTGCCCTGCCCCGCACCGAGGTTTGCTGAGGTTCCGCCCGCGCATCAGGCTTCCTCCACTGGGACGATGCGCCGCTGGTCGGGGTCCTCTTCCTGTTCGGGCATGACGTCCGCGGTTGCCGCTGGCGGCGCAGCGCGCACAACACCTTCGTGCTGGTCCAGGGCATCAATCAGCTGCTGGAGGCTCGAGACGGTTGGATTCGTGATCTGGCCATGAGCCAGTTTCGTCAGCCACGAGTAGCTGATGTGCTCGTTCTGACGGGCGATTTCCGCGTATTGGCCTTCGTGTGCGCGAAGGCGTCCCACGGTTTTCTGCAGAAGGGTGTCGGCATCCATGCCAACAGATATAGCAAACTTTTGCTCACTTCAAAAGCAATACTTTGCGCAGCCCTATCAATACTCTGCTCACATGAGTAGTGATTCCAACCTCGTGCTGGCCGAGAACGTCCGGCGACTGATGGATGCCTCGGGTGACTCGCAAGTCAAAGTCGCCAAACGGGGCGGGCTGTCGCAGCGGAACGTAGGCAACGTCGTTACCTACGGCACAACCCACACCACCTCACCGACAGTTCGCACAGTCGACGGTCTCGCCAAAGCATTCGGGGTCGCGCCCTGGATCCTGTTCTTGCCGGAGATGCCGTTGGACCTACTGCAGTCAGGTCGGCTGGATGGGCTCATCGCGAACTATGTGAAATGCCCTGAAAGCGGGCGAACCAATATTGAGCGCACCGCCGACTCTGAAGTCCGGTGGTCTGCGCTGGCAACACGGGAACACAAGAAGGCTGGCTAAGAGCATCTCCAAGGAGGGGGTATGTGGCGCTGGGTGGCACAAGCAGTTTGCTGGGTGATAATTCTCGCTGGCTTGTTCAGGTCAGTACACGGGTACTGGTCACCCGACATTCTGAGCATCAGCCTGGGCTTTGTGTTCTCCTCGATCGTGGGCACACCGATCAAAACCCCTTCACCATCCCCTGGCACTCCACCACCACTTCCACACCGCCAAACCTGGCTTGCACGAACATTCAGCCTCAAGCGTTGGCCATGGTTCTTCCTGCCCGCGCTATTTGTCGTCTGCATCTTGGCGCTGAAGATCGGCTTGGCTGGACAGACAGAGCGGGCGCGAGCGGGCTCAACTGCACCTACGTCGTCCGCAAGGACCATTCAGTCCAGTGCTCCAGCCCACAACCCGCCCCCGGCGCCCAACCCGTTTGATCGCTTCGCGCCTGTTCCTCGTTCGGCTTTCGTCGAGAGAGACCAGTGGTTAGCTGCCCGGCTCAATGTGACCTTACCGCTCGCACTTGGTCAGCAGGCCGATCCAAACCTGGTGTGGGAGACACGCCAACGCATGTTCCTGTCACTCCCGGAGAACGCCCATCTCTACAGCTCAGATGCTGTGTTCGCGTCGTGGAGTCAAGGCATGCAGGAAGCCGCAAACGAGGCGGCTACTCGGGGCGTCTCACTCGATGACTATCAGCTGATGGAAGCCGGCCGAGTACGCGCGAGATAGGCCTCGCTATCGCGCAAGCATAGTTTTGCTTGACACCTGAATATTTAAGCAATACTTTGCTAGTCATTCCACAGGGATGGCTATCGCATGACGCTTCTGTCTTCCTCGCTTTACCTCGCCCTCGGCGCTGGCGCCGCGGCAATTGCCGGTATCTGGGCTGCCCCGCAACCGACGCCGGCCGCGGCTACGACTCTCCAGGCTGAAGCAACTGCCGCACCTCACGTGCCGGCGAAGCTGGTGATCACCCATCCGCGCATCTGTGCAGCGGTGGCGGTGTACGACTTGGCCGACGCCAACGATTGGGGGCTGCGCACCACCGTGGCCAACGCGGCCCTCAACAGCTTTCGCGATGGTGGCGCAGTGCCCGACTGCAGCGCGCGGCTGACCTCCCTCATGGCCAAGGACTTCTCTTGGCCCCGCTGGCAGCTGGCGCTCGACGCCGTCGACGCCGTCATCAGCGGTGACTATTCCGTTTCCCCCGACGCTTGCGCCCGGGCCAACACGATCATCCCCCTGTCGATCGTGCCGGACTCCCCACCGGAAGCCGTACCCCCTGCGGCAGCCCGGGCGCAATGCGTCATCTATGACCTGGCCTTCGTAGAGGTGCGCCCGTGAGCGCCCCTTCGGTCGAGCTGATGACCGAGCAGCGCGCGCTGGTGGTGGGCGGTACTGCTGGCAAGATCGTCTGGCTCACCCTGGCCGAGTACCGGATCTACAAGCGGCTCGACCAAGAGTCCGGCCAGGTCGTCAACCACGAAGAACTGCAGGTTGCGCTCTACGCCCAGGCGCCGCGCGCTGAGTCCAACTCGCTGCAGGTCATCGTCAGCCGCCTGCGCAAGAAGCTTGCCGATGCAGGCGCTGAGCACAAGATTCTGGTGGTCTGGAAGGTGGGCTATCGGCTGACCACGGACGCCGCGTCATGAGCGGCTTCCGCAGCGCCGCTGGGGTTCCGGATCCGCACTGCCAGCATCAGGGCATCACCTTCGCCGTGCGACTGGTGCGCACCTATGGAAGGCGGCTCCCCTCTGTCGAGGAGCTCCAGAACAAGTTTGGCGTGAGCCGCGCGACGGCGTATCGGTGGCGTGCTGCGCTGGCAGAGGGCCACACCGGCACGGAAAAGGAGCACAGCCGATGAGCACGCCTTCTCTGTCCGGCGTCGACGCTCAGTTCGAGGCCATTTTCGGCCGCAACCTGCTGCCAGAGATCGCCAACCCGGTACCGCTCGACCACCAGTTCACTGAAGACGGCATCTGCAGCCACTGCGGCTACGAAGGGGCCGACTTCCACCACTGGAAGCACCACACACCAGAAGGCCTGGCATCGGATGCCAGCTGCCCGCCGTGTGCCTGATCGCCTGCCGAGCATTGCTCAGCACTTTGGTTGGCGCCTGCATCGCCGCTGTCCTGCCGGTGCTGCTGCTCAACCTCCTCGCATGGAGCCCCTCCAGTGAATCAAGAGATTGGGTGTCTGAAGTACGGGTTGAACGCCGTTGTATTCCGGAACTCGCGGGAGCGCACCGCCGAGGAGCGGATGAAGCGCTACTACGCAGCGTCGGTCGCCTACCCGCACCGCCAGCTGGCACTTCGCGAGCAGATCGGAGCCCCGCTACGTGCGGCATGGAAGGACGGCAAGCGCCCGAACCTGAAGCTGATCAGCCGCATGGTCGCGGCATTGGGGCGCTCATGAAGCTGTTTTTCGTCTACGCGCCGGGCATTGCCCGCCCTCATGAGGTGCTGGCTGAGGACGAGGACGGCGCGGCTGCAGATGCCATCTACGCCTGGGGCATGACCGAACTGCCCGCCGGCACGTCCATCACTTCCGAGTCCCCTGGAGACGCTTCATGTTCTTCCGCAACCTGACCATGTTCCGCTTCCCTGCGTCGGCCGACTTCTCGGAGATCGCCACGCTGTTGCCGCAGGTCCAGCTGAAGCCGGTTGGCGCGCTCGAGATGGTGTCCCGCGGCTTTATCTCCCCCTTCGGCCGCGAAGAGAAAGAGATTCTCTCGCACCGCATCGGCGACGCGCTGTGGCTGACCGTCGGTACCGAGTCGAAGATCCTGCCCAACACGGCAGTGAACGACGCTCTGGGCCGGAAGCTGGAGCAAATCGAACAGAACGAGGGTCGCAAGCCCGGCGGGCGCGAACGCAAGCGCCTGAAGGATGACTTGCTGCACGAGCTGCTGCCGCGCGCGCTGACCACCAGTGGCCGCACCGACGTGCTGCTGGACCTGCAGCACGGCTATGCCGTCGTCGACACGTCCAGCCGCAAGACCGGCGAGAACGTGATGAGCGACATCCGCGGCATGTTGGGCACCTTCCCGGCGATGCCGCTCAACGCCGAAGTGGCGCCACGCTCGATCCTGACCAACTGGATTGCTGGCGAGTCGCTGCCCGATGGCCTGAGCCTGGGCGAAGAGTGCCAGCTGCAGGATCCGGCGCAGGGCGGCGCGGTCGTGAAGTGCCAGTACCAGGAACTGCGCTGCGACGAGATCGACAAGCATCTGGACGCCGGCAAGCAGGTCACCCGCTTGGCGCTGGTGCTCGAAGACAACCTGTCGTTCGTGCTCGGCGAGGACATGGTCGTTCGCAAGCTGAAGTTCCTCGATGGCGCGCTCGACAAGCTGGACCAGGTCGAGGAGGACAGCCGCCGCGCGGAGCTGGACGCCCGCTTCGCGCTGCAGAGCGGTGAGATCCGCCGCCTGTTCCTGCTGCTGGAGCGCGTGTTCAAGATCTCGAAGGCAGGAGCGTGACCATGGCACGCAAACCGCGTAGCCGCGCCCAAGAGGCCGGCATCAGCACCAAGCGATTGAAGCGCATGGCGGCGCTTCGCTGCGAGCGGATGCGCTGCGGCGTGCCGGCCATCAACCAAGCATGGGAGCCACTCGACGACCAAATGGTCGAGCGCGCCATGGACAAGGTGATGGCCGCAATCAACGAGTTCGAAAGCGACCTTGCCGAGATCGCCCAGTACCAAGACGAGCCCGTGGAGGACTGGCAATGAAGCTGACGAAAATGTCGGATGTCACCACCATCATCCGCGGCGGTGGATCCGTCCGGAGGACCGGCCAAGGCGGTCTGCTGGCCCTGTACGACGCCGATGGCAAGCAGGTCGACGCCTGGCAGAACGCCATCAAGGCAGCCGCAACGTTTCTCAGGTACGAACCGCTGGATCTGCCCGAGCCGAGTGATGCTGCAAGCACAACGATCTGCTTACGCGCTGAGCCCGAACGCCCAGTTTCCCCGACCGGCAAGCAGCAGAAGTTCGAGGTGCTGCGCGGCCGCGTGAAAGAACTTGCCGACTACTTCCGACTGGCCGGCAAGTGTCCCGAGCGAATCAGCCTCAGTCCAGCGGACTTCACCTACCTGCTCCGCAGCATCAACGCGCGCATTCGTGCAGACGCCCGCGCAGTTGCCCGCGCCGAGAACGAACGACGCAAGGCCGAAGGCGTCCGCGGCAAGCGCGTGAAGCCGGCTTACGTCGAGGCATGCGCCATGACCTGGGCGGGCATTCCGCTTGTCGAGGGTCCCACGTATTCGAAGCACCGTTCCGTCGACCTGACGCCTACCCCCACCACCAGCGCATTGGCGCCGTAGGAGATCCACGCATGTTCCACCGCCCTCGCCTTCTGCTCGGCGTCGCGCTTGCTTTGGGCTCCAAGCTCGCAGGCAGCCAGCCCATCCGTCCACCCCAGCCGGCCCCGAAGCCTGAAATCAAGAAGGCCCGCCGGGTCGCTCGCTCCGAACGCTGGAGCGGCTTCCTCACTGATCGCCGCCGCTGGCTGATCCGCTGGGCCCCGAATGGCGGTGGCAATCGCGAACGCCAGCGCCGCTGCCGGCAGATTGCCGCCGGAACGCTCAACCGCTCCAACGGGCTTGTGCCCTTCAACCGCAACCACTGATCACCCCGTCCCGGCCGCGCCCCCACGGCCGGGCTCCATGGAAACAGGAGACACCAATGCTCGTTCTCACCCGCCGCGAAGGCGAAGTAATGCACATCGGCGACAACGTCGCCGTCACCGTCCTTGGCATCAAGGGCAACCAGGTGCGCATCGGAATCACGGCGCCGCGCGCTGTAAATGTTGCCCGCGAGGAGCTGCTCACGCCGGAAGAGCTGTCCAGCCGCCGGGAGGCCGCGCAGGCATGACTGAGCGCAGATTCAATCGAGCCGAGCGACGGGCATTGGCCGCCAAACACCGAGGGCTTCCGGAGGCATTGGTCGAAGTGCCAATGCACCTGTGGCCAACGGCCATGGTCGGCCTGCAGCGGCCGCCTGAGCGGGTCTGGCGCAACCGCGCCTTTCTGGTGCAGCAGTACGTCGAAAATCGCGCGCCGCCGCGTTTGTCCATCAATCGCCTGCGCATGTTGGCCAACGGCCGCTGGGCAGATGGAATCACTTGGGACGAGATCCAGAACCTCAAAGCCCAAGCCGGCTACGGCGACCGTTGGGCTGTGGAGATCTTTCCTGCCGCGCGCGACGTGGTAGACGTGGCCAACGTGCGCCATGTCTGGCTGCTCGACGATGCTCCCGAGTTCGCTTGGAGGCGCAATGAAGTTTCGCGCTCCGTGGACTGAGGACGAGGACGAGGACGAAACCTTGCGCCTCAACTATCCGAATTTCCCAGCGTTCCTGATCGCCCATGTGCTGGGCCGGCCGCGGTCGGCCGTGTATCAGCGTGCCGAGCTGCTTGGGCTCAAAAAGTCCGGAGATTTCGACGCGCACCCTCTTGCGCACCTCTGGAACGGGACGCTCGCCCCCGAGAGTGTTGCTTCGCGCTTTCAGCCCGGCCAGATCCCGCCAAACAAGGGGTTGCGTCGCCCAGGTTGGCACGCCGGCCGGATGAGGGAGACACAGTTCAAGAAGGGGCGGCCAGCCCATGAGGCCCGCAACTATGTGGCGATCGGTACCGAGAAGATCTGCCCGAAGCGCAAGGTGCTGATGCGCAAGATCACGGACGACCCATCCATCTTCTCGGTAATGCGCTGGCGCCCCGTACACGTACTGGTCTGGGAGGCGGCGCACGGTCCCGTGGCCAAGGGGCACATCGTGGTGTTCAAGCCTGGGCTGAAGTCCTTCGTGGCCGCCGAAATCACCGCTGACCGACTGGAGCAGATCTCGCTCGCCGAGAACATGCGCCGCAACAGCTTCCACACCCGCTACCCGAAGGAGCTGGCCGAGCTCGTGCTGCTCAAGGCCCGCATCACCCGAAAGATCAACCAGCGCACGAAGGAGCAGCGCGATGAAGAACAAAGTCAGTGACGTCCGCGATCACCTGGTCGCGATGCTCGAGAACTTGGGCGACGACAGTGCAACGCCCGAGAAGATGGCCCAAACGATCGAGCGCGCCAAGGCCACCTCGCAGGTCGCCGTCACGTATATCTCCGCGGTAAAGATCGAGTTGGACGCAATCAAGCTTTTCGACGAAGTCGGCCGCACAACAGTCGCAGTGGATCCGCCGCCGCGTACCCCCGCCCTTCCTAGAGGCCGCCAATGAGCACCCCATCATTTCACGACGCGGCCTCAATTAGAGGGCTGCTGAGGCCGCCCCGCTTTGTGACCATCGAGAAGTTCGAAGAGCTGACCGGTTACACCCCCGACGCGACGCGCTCCAAGATCAAGCGCGGAGATTGGCTGGAGGGGGCGGTCTTCAAAAAAGCACCGGATGGCCGGGTACTGATGGATATCGAGGGTTACGAATGGTGGGTCCTACAGGGGGCGGCGGCGTCCGCCCAGCTACAGAAAATAGCATCGAAATAGACTTCTACTACCGGGGCGCCAGGTGTCGGGAGCGCATCAAGCTCCCCCCTACCCCGCGGAACATGAAGTTCTGCCAGAACCTCCTGGGGCAGATCAAGGTCGAGATCGAGAAGGGCTTGTTCGACTATGCAACGCACTTCCCCAACAGCAAGCGAGCCCGCCAGGTCATCGACAAGCCGGCAACGCTGGACGACCTCAAAACAGTCCTAGATCGCTGGCTCGCTCGCAAGCGATTGGAGCTCGAGCACAGCACCATTATTGGCTATACCCGCATCGTCCAGAACATCCTGATTCCCCGCATTGGCAAGATCGCCTTGCGCGACTTTGATCGCGTCCAAGTCCGCGAGCTGGCGGCCTCATTCGGCGCCGAAGTTACTGCGAAGCGCATAAACAACGTTCTTGGCCCACTGCGCGGAGCGTTGGATGACGCTGTCGATGACGACCTTATCAACGCGAACCCCTTGGATGGCTTCAAGATTCGACGGCGTGCCAAGGCCAATGCAGCCGAAGAGGTAGATCCATTCAGCCCAGCCGAGGTGACTGCGATCCTGGCGGCCATCGCTGATCCCCAGGTACGCAACTATTGCCAGTTCAACTTCGCCACCGGGCTGCGCACTTCAGAGATGATCGGCCTCTGTTGGTCAGACATCGACTGGAACGCCGGCACGGTTAAAATCCGGCGCGCCTGGGTGATGGGTAAAATGAAGGCGCCGAAGACTGACTCTGGCCAACGCGAAGTCCAACTCGTCGCTCCTGCCCTTGCCGCGTTGAAGGCCCAGCGCGCACATACCCTGTTGGCTGGCGAATTCGTGTTTCACGACCCGAAGACCGCCGCTCGATGGGGCTCCGATCAGACCATTCGCGCCGGCAGCTGGCCCAAGGCACTGAAGAAGGCGGGAGTTCGATACCGTTACCCGTACCAGATGCGCCACACCTTCGCGAGCCAGGCCCTGAGCGCCGGCGAGAACGTGATGTGGGTGGCCAAGCAGATGGGGCACCGCGACTGGACCATCACGGCCAAGAAGTACGCGCGCTGGATCCCTTCCATGGTTCCAGATGCCGGTAGCAGACTAGCTTTGGCGTGGAGCGAAGCGAATAGCGTAGGTTTATCGAAGAACACGTTTTAACCGGCGCTTTGAAACTGATCAAAAACACCTCTACTCGCACATTCCAGCAAGTATCGCTGGACGCAATCTCCCACCCTAATTAATGTTCTGGACTAGGATCTCCCAATCTATAGGGATCACACTCAGGGGGAACGGATGAATCCAGATCTATTACGCCAACGTCGCAACCTAATTGTAGTCAGCATGGTTCTACTGATCTTCGACTTTGCTGAGGTGAAAATTGGGAAGGTAAATGTTCTGGGAACTGACCTTATCGTAGGCAATGCAAAGGTCTTGATGACGTGTGCTTGGATACTCTGGGGTTACTTCCTACTGCGCTATTACCAGTATTGGCGGGCAGAGGAGAAGCATCCGCTTCGCTATAGCTTTGCGACGGCCATAGTCAAGTGCAGTAAGGATTTTCGGAATAGTCCAAAATTCCAGAAACTCTACCCCGATACGGCGTATGCATTTGAAATGCGCTCCAAGTCATACTTGAACTATGAGCTCTTCCGTACCGCTTATGAACCAGGGCCCGGCGCAAACGTTGATGTTGATGTCTATCCCGTCAATGCAGTGCGCGCTGCAATCTGGAAGACGCGAGCCGCATGGCATGTCCTAGCCCACACGCCGCACGCAACCGACCATATCCTGCCCTTCACACTAGCGGCCGCCGCTTTAGTCCTAAACCTAACGACTCTAGCCAAGACGCACGGGCTTTTCCCACGCCTGGAGGAATGCATCCGAATGCTGCGTGACTGTTCAGGTCTTTACCTGTAGGATTCGTGTCGTCAGCGAGGTCTTTAGTCAGCTTTTGGTCAGTCCGGGGCTAAAAACCGTTACAAATCAACGCTTAACCGGGGGTGCACTGGTTTCGACGGGGGTTGTGAAGTCGCTTGGCGCATGCCGAGGGGGTAGCTTTCCTCGTAAATCCAGCTGCAAAACTCTAGTTGCCAACGACGACAACTACGCTCTCGCCGCTTAAGGCGTAAGCCCCGAACCCACTTGTGCCCGTGCTCGTGGATGTAGGGTCATTATCACGGAACCGGCTGTGACGGCTGCCTGTCAGTCACGGCTTAACCAAAACAGGCTGGTCCTGGGGTGCGCTTTGCACACCGTGCTGCCACAGGGCGAGATCCAACGGTGAGCTAAGCATGTAGTGCCGGGGATGGAGTGCCTTCGGACGGCGGTTCAATTCCGCCCACCTCCACCATTAGTTGGACCGTCAAGGTCCCGATCAGGCCGGAAACCCAATAGATACACGGGTTTCCGGCCTTTTTTGTTTCCGTCGCAGTCCGCGCCGTTGCGTTGCAGACCATGAGACGGTGGGGGCATATTTTGGGGCATCTGCCCCCAGTGACGAATCACATGCCCCCACTGACCGACATGGCCATCCGGAAGGCCAAGCCCACCAGCCGTACACAGAAGCTGTTCGACGGTGGTGGACTGTACATGGAGATCTCCCCGAAGGACGGCCGGTGGTGGCGCCTGAAGTACAGGTTCGACGGCAAGGAGAAGCGACTGGCCCTCGGTGTTTACCCCGACGTGCCGCTTGCCCTCGCCCGCCAGCGGCGTGAGGACGCCCGGCAGCTACTGGCCCGAGGCGTCGACCCTGGGGAGCACAAGAAGGCTGCGGCCGCCGCCCGCGCCGAACTAGGCGCCAACACCTTCGAAGTGGTCGCCCGGGAATGGCTGACCAAACGAGACTGGGTGGATAGCTACCGGGTCAAGGTCGCGGCCTGGCTCGACAACGACGTGTTCCCTTGGATCGGCAGCCGGCCGGCGGCAGAGCTGGAGGCCACCGACTTCCTGGCGGTGGCGCGGCGCGTCGAGGGCCGCGGCGCCATTGAGTCCGCCCACCGGATCATGCAGAACTGTGGTCAGGTCATGCGGTACGCAATCGCCACCGGCAGGGCCAAGCGGAACCCTGTCGCCGACCTGCGCGGCGCCCTCGCCTCACCACCGGACAACTCCTTCGCCGCGGTCACCGACCCTGATGAGCTGGCGCCATTGCTCAGGGCGATGCATGGCTACAGCGGCACGATGGTTGTCAGGTGCGCACTGCAGATGGCGCCGATGGTCTTCCTTCGCCCCGGCGAGCTTCGACAGGCGGAATGGTCCGAATTCGACATGGAGGCGAAAACCTGGACCATCCCGGCCGCCCGAATGAAGATGCGGCGGCCACACTTGGTCCCGCTGTCGAGCCAAGCGCTAGCGGTGCTGGAAGAGATCAGGCCACTCACTGGCCGGGGGCGCTACGTGTTCCCGTCTGCCCGATCCCGCGACCGGCCAATGTCAGAGAATGCGGTGACCGCGGCGCTACGCAGGATGGGCTACGAGACAGGCACAGTCACCGGTCATGGCTTCCGCGCCACCGCCCGCACGATCCTGGACGAGGTGCTTGGCTTCAGACCCGACATCATCGAGCACCAACTAGCCCACGAAGTCCGCGACCCAAATGGCCGGTCCTACAACCGCACGTCACACCTGCCAGAACGGAAGAAGATGATGCAAGAGTGGGCCAACTACCTGGACAAGCTCAGGACTCAGCCGATCAGGGCGTAGTGATCCTGAACCTCGGTAGCAGTGCCGAGCTTACCTCGGCACCCTCACCTCAGCCGCTGGCCGCTTGCTGATCAGTGCCTGCAGCACCGCCTTCTCCCGCGATCGACGGCGAGGCGTCACCGGTCGGCTGGGCAACTCGTTGCCGCGCGCCGCTATCCACCGTTCCACCCACATCTTGCCCTGCCGGCAAGACCCTGCCTTGAACCAGAAGGACCGGCCTTGCCAGTTCAGGGTGCCGGCCACCCTGCCTGCCTCGCACTTGAGCACAGCCACCGTGAAGTAGTTGAAGCACAGGTAACAGGTGTCTTGGTTGTCGAGCCAGTGGTACGAGGAAGGAAGCATCAGCCATGTTAGGAAGGCACGGTCTCACGGCTTGGGACGAGCTACCCACAACTGCGCGCTTCCCAGCAATGTCTCCAAAGCCTTGTTCGGCTACCGCGGGTTAAAAAAAAATGAGCCTTAGCGCGTGGGATATCGCAAAGTCGTAGACACCTTCACGACGTCGACGTCAGTCACCCGGGTGTACGTTCGCGCGAGTCGAATACCGGAGCACGCGAGGAAACTGATGGACGCAACCTCACTCTTCAACACAGCCGCCACCAAAGTGTCGCAACTGGCTGGCTCCCTGGCAGCCTTCATGGCCGCCATAGCAGTCATCGTTATATGGGCTATGTCCGGCCCGATTTTCCACTACAACGACACTTGGCAATTGGTCATCAATACCGGAACAACCATTGTGACGTTCCTGATGGTTTTCCTTATTCAACACACGCAGAACGTGGATTCCGCAGCCACGCAGATCAAGCTCGATGAACTAATACGCGCCACGAAGAACGCTAACAATGAGCTGCTCAATCTTGAAGAGCTCGACCCCGAAAAGCTCGAGCAAATCAGGCTTCGCTATCAAGCCCTCGCGGACACTGCGGCGGGAGAGCTGTCGAAGAAAGCGAAATGCATGCCGAATGGTTGCGACGCCTGACCGCTGTTGCTCCAGGCTTAACAACCCGCAAAGGCGAGGAGCGATATGCTCTCAGCACGGGGGCCATAAGCTCTGGAGGTGATTATGGGATACAACGCACAGTATCTTACGGATGAAGAATGGTTAAAGCTGCATGCCACATATAAAGCGCATGGCTCAGGCCCGGAATTTTGGCAGGTTTATCAAGACCTCCAGGCTGCTGCGAAGGAACGAACTGGCGATTCATGCACCAAGGTGGCCAACGAAATGGCCCGGATTGCACAGCACCTCGGTGTGACGTCGCGCGCCATATACGTTTAAGCGCCTGATCGGCTCGCTTGGCGAATCACTGAACTAGCTTCGAACGGGCTAGCGCAAGCGCGAACCTCTAGCCAAGTTCAAAGCGAGAATTTGTGGCCTTCGTAGGTAAAGCATAAAAAAGCCCACTAGCCGCTGGGTAACGGTTAGTGGGCTCAAAAGTGAGCTTGAAATCTCACTCAAAATCTGCAGCTACCAGGACCAGGAAGGTAGCGGCCAAGGTCGTTGCAGATCGTCCTTCAAAGGTTGCATCTGTGACAGAAAGGCTCAGTGACAAAGTGTCAAAGCCTCGTTAACCAGCAGTGACGGGCGTCCCAGTACGGATATTGCGAATGCGTTTTTCTCGTCGTGGTCACACTCGGCATTCAACAATTGGCATTAAGCGTGAACCACGGAGACGCAGGATGGAAGTCGTTCGAATGTTCTTGGAAGGGCCTGGGCTGGAGCGGCGCCCGGTAAAGCTTCTAGGTACGCATAAAGCTTCACTGAGAACCTCTCAGCAGGTCAGTCCAGTCATCGTCCAGGCGCAAACGTTGGTGGACGACGAAGGGAAGCTCGCAAAACAGATCGATATTGATGGTCTTCGGTTCCAATATGACCGGTCACCAATAATTTGGTCGCTGCTGTACGGTTAAAAAACTGCTCGTGTCAAGCCATTTGTGCAAATCGCACGAGGTCTAAAACTCTATATGGGACGCAAAGTTAGCTCTGTTTAGGGCCGCTTGAAGCGACTCGGGCATCGTGGGCTAGGTGCCACATAAGAGCGACAGGAGAGAAAGCCGGAGCGCGTTGCATCGGGCACGTTTTCCAACAGCAGACCGACTTGCGTTTCCATAATAGCCCAACTGACCGACTCCCAGAACGATGAAAGCGCAGCCCGTAGGCTGCGCTTTCATCGTGAGTGACTGGTGAGTGTGTCTGCATCGTCAGCCCGATTGAGGCGGTGCGGCCTTGCCCCTACCTCCCTTCCTGAATCCCCGATCCGCTGCCATGAACGCCTCCAGCATGTGCGGAATCAACGTCGTCGCATCGACCGCTTCGCCGTATGCCTGCGCGTGCAACGCGGCGTAGCGGTCGAGGTCGGCTTTCAGGCTGGCCGGGCAAGCGAAGGTCAGCTTCACATTCTCGGTCTTGGGCAGCGGGCCGAGCCGCAGTTTCTTGGTCGTGCTCATTGCATCGCTCCCCGCTGGAAGAACATCGGCTGGTACGGACGCAACACCAGATCGCGGTTGACGATGATGCGAACCGGTAGGCCCGGCCGTTCGGTCAGCGTCGGCTGGATGTTCATGTTGCGCCGGGTCATCTCCTGTCCGACCTGATTGATGCTGTCCTGTGCGCTATCGCGCCCGGCGATCACGATGCGGTTGCCGTTCTGCCGGTTCTCCGGTGCGGCCAGCTCGGCGCCCACGCCCAGCAGCGTCGTCAGCGCCGCGCCGGCAAAGACGCGATCCCAATGCCAATCGACGCCATCCTCCAGGCCGGCGTAGCCGGCCGGGTCGGTGCCCGCGAGGTTGTCGAGCTTCAGCGAAGACGTGTCCGGCAGGATGACGCGGTTCCACACCACCTGCACGCGGCTCTGCCCATAGCTCACCTGGCTGTTGTACTTGCCCAGGATGCGCGACCCTTGGGGGATCAGCAGGAACTTGCCCGTGGCCGTGTCGTAGACCGGCTCCGTCACCGTGGCGATCACGTCGCCCGGTAAGTCCGACTTGATGCCCGTCACCAACGCCCCGGCGATCACCGTTCCCGCCATGACCTGATACGGCGAGGACGGCATTTGCAGATTGCCGGAATTGCGGGTTTCCGTAGAGCCGCCTTTCAGGAACGCCTCTTTCTGGTCTTGCCGGTTCTGCATGGCGATGGGATCGGATGGCTGGGCCGCCGTCGAGGCCGGCCCAGCGGCCAGCGGGTCGAAGCCCGCCAAGGCACTGCCGGGCGCAGCCGCAGCGGCTT